CCGCGACCTGAACGCCGCGGTCAACATTCTGGTCGCCGGGAGTGCCCCGGAGACCATAAACGCGCGCGGAGGGGACATAAGCCGGGCCGACACCACGTCGGGCAACGCAGACCCCAGTGAAACGCGAACCAAGCCGGCGCAGTCGAAACCACGCCGGCTTGGAGCGGACGAGCGCAAGCCCGTCCTACAAGCAAAGTCAAACTAGCTTGTAACGGTGGGGGTGCGGCCTGTGGGGACTGGGGTCACCAGTCGGAGCTGCCTCCAGCGGAAGCGGTGGCAACATCACCTCGGTTTTCGGCGCGGATGCGGCTGCGCTCAACTGCGCGGCCCACCTTGTAGCCGATGAACGCAGGAACGCCGATGACGGCGATAATGGCGAGAATCGTAAGAAATATTTGCATGGTGTTCCTTTGCTTGGTTGGGGTGGTTAGGCTGCGACGAGTGCCACGGCCTTCTCGATGCGGTCGGGGCGGAACCCGCCCCAGGACTCCAGGATAGCGCCGTCCCCGCCTCGGACTGTGACGACAGGCGCTTGGCTGTATCCGAGGTCCTTGATGAGGTTGAGGGAGTCCTTATCCTTGGTGACATCAACGGACTCGTGGTCCACCCCCAGCTTCTTGAGCTTCCTGTAGGTGGCATCGCACTGGGGGCAGCGGGGCTTGGAGTAGACGGTGATCGACATGAGGGGTTCCTTCCTACCCCCACGGTGGGGGCTTGGGTTTTTGGTCTTCTAGGTTACGAGTATCCACCGTGGGGAGCGTCAGGAGTGTAGCGGCGCACCCAAGGGTGGACATGTGCCCATCATGCCACACAAACTCAGACGTGCACGAACTAGACAGGCCATACCCAGTGAAAGCACCCCGAAACCGTAAACGTTCCACAGGTATAAGGGAGGGTAGGTCACATCATTGCAGGGGGGTAGTCCAAGTTTTGGATGACGTTCAGAGGTCTCCAGCAGGGGGAGTTTTCGGGGGGGGTAGTCCAAGTTTGAGACGACCCCGTAGTCCAAGTTCTGGACGTAAACGTATATAGAAACCATTGAAGATAAAGAACTACCCCCTCTAGTCCCCCAAGCCGTTCACGCGAGGCTGTCCAAAGCTCGTGGCTTGTCTGGGCAGGCGCGCGCTTCGCGCACGCGAGCGAGAGATATGTATGGTTTGCATATTCGATGAAATGTCGTGTAGTCTGATGACCACCAGAAGCAAGGAAGGAGCGAACATGCTCAACCCCGATCCAATTGTCCGAGCCGGCGTATTCGCCGCCCCTGAGTGCATGGTCCCTGGGAGGGTCCAGCTCAAGCGCTCTGTCCAGCTCGTGCTGCAAGAACTCACAAAGAACTGGTCTGACGACGAGAACGTCGATCTTCTTTTCAGCATCACCGCTTTAGCTGATCGCATGGGCGCGAATCGCGCAGCAATACACAGTGGCCTCCGCACTCTTTTCGCTGAGGACGCGCTCCGCTTCCGTCGCCGAGAAAAGGACACTCGTCCCGTCTACTACGTGGACTGGAGCAAGATCATCAATGATCTAGGCATGGAGCGCCTTGGTGTTCAGGCTCACGGTGGCCCTCATTCGTTCGAGTCTGAGGGGTGCCCCAAGGAACCCTGCGGCCCTAAGCCTAACCTACGCTGGGGTAGGCCTTCCGCTATTCGCACGAAGGGAGAATGACCATGTCGAGCTTCGAAGAGTGCAACGCGCAGCTCGCAGCGCCCAAGCGCACGGGGGAAGATAGCCCCCTGTACGGGATGGGAGCTGTGTCCCACCCGGCCATCGCAATCATTCACTTTGACCCACTGCTGGAGCACAAGCTCACGCGCAAAGAGAGAGCCTTCATGGTCTGGTTCTTTACGCGCTGGAACGATCCCTACATCGAGTACGACGTTGAAGGGATCATGAAGTTAACGAACCTGAAGCGCGACGAAGTACACATGACTCTCTACAACCTGTGCGCGCGCGACATCATCCGCATGAAGGCCATGCAGCGGAAGGACGACGAGACAAAGGTCGCAGTCTTCCTGTACTTCGAGCCTTCCCACCTCTTCGTGCCCGAAGCTGTGAACCTGGCCGGCTGCTTCAACGGGTGTGTCCACTCGTTCTCCGAGTGGGTTGACCCCGCCCGACCAGTCACCCTCGAAGAGATCGAAGCGTCACTTCCCACCTATGAGTGGATCAGCCCGCGCAACATGAAGTGGCTTCAAGTCCAGCGCGAGAAGGGGAGTAACCAGACCCGAACGCAGAAACGTCTTGCTTTCGAGGCTCAGGCCAAGAAGGACGAAGCCGGGGCAGAACCCCGGACGCAAAAGTAAAAGCAAGAGGGGGAACCCTCTTGGGGCTCCCCCTCTCTCATAGAAAGATAGCTATAGTGTATCAGCTTTTTGACGGAATGCACGTGTCTGCACTCCACGCTGCCGTCAACTTCCGCAAGCACCTCAAGGTGGACCTGAGCCGCAGGGAAGTTCTGACACTCATGGCGCTGTTCACCTTCTGGCAGTGCAAGATCATCAGCCCCTCCTACAACCTCCTCCTTGAGCGCTGCGTCGGAGCGAAACGCTCCACGATGTTCACCGCCATGAAGTCCCTTGAGGACCGAGGCCTCCTCGTTCGACGCTCGTTCCTGGATCGCAAGGACGGGTCACGCCACGTCGTGTTCTTCCTGGACCTTCCAGGGATCTTCACCGACGAATGCTGCGCGCAGCTCGACTCCGACCCCAAAGCGCCGATCACAACCCGTCACACCATCGAAGTAGGGCGAACTGCCAGCACTGAGGAAATCCTCGCCATGGTCACGTTCGCTGACGTGTCCCAGTGGCAGGAAATCGACTGCAAGCTGACACGTAGGAAGCTGCCACTAGGCAACTTCGACGACCTGAGCGGCTTCCTCCTGCCCTGCCCGGACAACTTTCCTGTGCGCGAAGAGGAAGAGCCAAAGCCGGAGCTACGTGTCGCAGTTAGCGACAACCAAGGCGATCTCTTCGACATGCTGCACGAAGCGAATACGCAGGAAACCGGCAACAAGGCCGCGGCAACGCATGGCACGGAAGACCAAGGCGCATATGGCACGTCGTGGCCTACTGCCGACACCATCCCTGGCGGCTCAACATGGGCTCCTGCCGACGTGGAGGACACATCCACGGTGCCCGCTACTCCAGCAGTGGAAGAGAGCGTCCAGGAGCGTGCTGAGCGCATCATCCGTGACCACCCTGGCGACGACGTGATCGACGCTGAGATCATCGACGTGGAGATCGTCGAAGACGAAACCCCCTCGGACACCCTGATCGACATTCCCGTCTCCCAGGAGCTCGCCATCACCGCCCCCAAGACCCCCGTGAAGCCCAAGGGGAACAGTGAAGGTGAGTTCGAGAAGGAGTTCGCAAAGTTTTATGAGATCTTCCCTCGCCACGTCGGCAGGAAGCCGGCGTTCGAAGCATGGAAGAAAGTACTCAAGGCAGGAAAAAAGACTGCTGCCGAACTCATTGAGGCCGCAGACGCCTACGCCAAGTACCGCGCTGGCAAGCCTAAGCAGTACACTCTGCACCCCGCTACTTGGCTCAACCAGGAGCGCTGGGCTGACGAGTACGAGGAAGACAACACCGGCTACGGAAGCGGCCAGTACGGTTCGCGCATGTCCCCAGAAGAAGCCGCAGCCAACCGCGCAGCTGTTTCCTCTACGTTCATGCGTACCATCCGCATGTGGGGCTTCTCATCTATGGAGGAGTACCTGGAGCATGAGGCTGCTAAGGAGGAGATTGCCCGTGAAGATGAGGAAAAGAGGTACGCGGAACAAGCAGCCATCCTCAACCCCTTCTAAGTCCCCCAACGAAACGAAAAGGAAACGCCATGGTCGCCTACAGGATGAGCGTCCTCCAAAAGGAAATCATGACCGCCCTCAACGCAGGCAAGATCATCCGAGGGATCGGCACTACCGACGAGCAAATCGCAGCGTGGGCCGAATACCTCCTCCCCTTCGCCACCGATGACGACATCATCGAAGCCTTCCATCTCTGCATGAGCGGCGGCACAGAAGTCTACGGAAAAGTAGACGTAGCCGACATCAACAAGGCCATCAAGATCGTCCGCTCGAAGCGCATCAACGACTGGACACAGCGCAACAGAATCGCTATCGAGTTCGACGGACCTCCAGCGCGAGGTTTCATCTACAAGCGCGTCTTTATGAACTGCATCGCCGGCGGCATGAGCGACACAAAAGCCGACCAGCACGGCAGACAAGCACTCGAGCGTGCAAAAACCTACCTCGAGCAGAACCCAGAAAAGCACTGGGGCGACGCGCTCGACATGATGACGCAAGCACTCGAAAAGGGTAACTTCGTCATCTCCGATTCCAAGAAGGAGCTTCCGTCACCACGCACCAAGGACAAGTACATGCTCCCTCAAGGTAGTGCCGCAACCATCCGCGAGACCATGAACAACCTCCCGCAGCTCCCCTCCGGCCAAACGCACGCCCAGGACGAGCCCGTGGAACGCCCCCGAGCTGTCCAGGCAGCTATCGAAGCAGCCCGACGCAAGATGAGCCTCCAAGTAGCAGAAGAACGCCGCAAGCAGGAACGCCTGCGCCAACAGCGCGACGGACGCTTCCAGCGCCTCACCGGCATCGACCCGGCCACCATCGGACCACAACGATAGAAAGGCAGCACAAGTGAGCGCCCCACTCATACACGCATCAGTCAGCCTGCTACGAGACCTGCAAAACCCGGAAGAACAGTATTCACCCAGATGCAACACTGAGGACGCTTCCGTCGTCGTCGAGACCGCCGACAGTGCCCCCAGCGCCACCGCTAACGACACTGAGGAAACGCTAACCGTCGCCAACAACGACGCGCCCACCGCACCTGCACACGCATGGCGCTACACCGCCATGTCAGCCGCCGCCTTCACGCTATCAGCACTCCTGGGCTACATCGCCACTGAGGTAACACGCAAGCGTGTCCGAGGCCGCAACTAAGCGCATACACAGAAAGCAGACCCTCATGACGACCCAGGAAATCACCCTGGACCAGAACAGCGACGACGGCCTCTACACGCAGATCCTCCGAGGTCGCTACGTCACCAGAATCGACGGCAGTATCATCACCCTCGATAACGGGACAGAACTCCACATTCAGGGCAACTACGGGTGTGGCGGCTGCGAAAGCGGCTGGTACTGGCTCGAAGAAACCTTCAAGCGCGGCAACCGCAAGGCCCGCATCATGAGCGCCTACGTCGCATACGACGAAGAAGACAAGGACGAGGAAGGACCTTCTGTCTACACGATCTTCGTCATGGTGGACGGCAACCCAACCCAGCTACCCCTCGCGACCGTGCGAGGTAGCGACGGCAACGGCTACTACGGCACAGGCTTCACACTCACCGCCATCGTCGAGAAGCCCACAGCGCCAGCCACCACAGTTACAGCCCATGACATCATCAAGGCCCTCGCCGGCGGACAATCACTCCCTCCGATCCCCGACATCCGAGGCCGCGAAGCCCTCCTCAACGCTGTCGCCTACACGCTCCTACAGACACGAGGCTGCGATTCTCCTCTGCGCATCACCGGCCCCGAAGCTCAGCTCTTCCACAAGCTGACTTCTTTCCAGCACGGATACCACGGCCCCTACTACGCGGACCATTGGTATGGCTTCAAACCGGCCACACTATTCTGGTTCACAGACATGGAGGAAGGCGTATCCCTCGTCCTACGCGACCTCACCAACGGCACAGACGCATACGCGAAGAAGCTGTACGCATTCACGCAACGAGTACGCGCCTCCAAGAACCCCGTCAAGACCTTCATCACCGGCTACGCCCTGAAAGGCAACGCCGCCACCGTCAACGGAACCCGAGTGCCAGCCACCGACTTCCTCCTCTCCGAAGTCTGCGGCTTCCACGGAGACAACATCGGCCCCAAAGGCAGCTACATTCCCTACCACTACTTCTTCTACGACGCCAAAACCTACGGCGCACGCATCCTCAAACACCGCGCAGGCGGGCGCGGAGACGTTACAATCACCTCAAATACCCAAAGCGTTTGGGCGCTAAACCCCCAGAAAGGCACCGCATCATGACCAAGAACCCCAGCAAGCACCGCGGCACGCCACGTCGAGGAGGACTCCTCCGTGGCCTCGCCCGCCTCATCCGCCCCTTCACCGCTTTCGCCGGTGTCGCGAGCGGCATCATGGCCTCGTTCGCGCTCGCGGACATGAACAGGGCCATCAGCATCAACGATGCTGTACTCGTCTCGCATCCTCCGCAGGATGCGACAACCACGATCCCTAACCCGCTCCCCGAGGGCACTGTCACCGCCCTCGTCTCCTCCCACGCGGGCAGCGCAGGCTACAGCCCCACCGCAGGAGCACTCATCGAACCGATCTGGCTCTTCCACCCGCGCATGAGCTTCGTCCTCGTCCTCATCGCAGTCCTCGCGCTCGCATCCTGGATCACCAAGTACAGCAGGTGGAACACGCTTCCCTTCGTCCACAAGTTCCACATCGAGGCTCCCAAGCCTCGCTGGTGGTGGGAGTTCACCGGCTACGCCGAAGTCCTCCTCCTCGTCAGCCTCACCGCCACCGTGATCTACACGCTCGGCAGATAGTCCTCGATACAACGAAGCGGCCCGGCCCCCACTACTGGGAACGCCGGGCCGCTCTCGTATGCGATCAGTCGCGAATCAGGGAACCATCAGCGCCGATACGCGCCGTGAGCTTGTAGCTGTAGCCCCACTTGCGTTCCTTGTCCTCGTAGCCGAGATCGTGGAGCAGCTGCATCCACGACTCGTAACCGCCCTTGGTGAGAGCGTCACGGAAACGCTCCAGATCGTCGTCTGCGAGCTCAGGCGAAACATTCACGCTCTCAACACTGGGGAGCATGGGCTCGCGCTCGCCAAACGCGCCCAGAACATACGGCTCCACATCGTAGATGACTGTCACTTCGTGCTCGCCAGAGTCGAGCCCAAACTCAGACACGCGCTCCTTCAGCGTGAACCGCTCGCGAGGCTTCCATCCCTCACACCGGGTCAGGCGCTCACCCAAGTCGAGCACGGCAGCAAGCATCGGACGCGACGCTGCGATAACCAGTGCAGCAAGCTCGAGCGGCACGATGAACCGATCATCTTCCTCTTCGGCGGGCTTGGAGTACTCGAACTCTGCGCCGCAGCAGTCGATGCCGATAGGAGCCCTGAATTGACGTTCCTGCGTAGCGTCAGGGGTCACGGGAACGCGCAGAACAGCGGTGACCTCCTCGCCCTTGTTGTACTTGTCGTCGAAAGTCCACGTGAGGACCAGAGCCCCGCCACGCAAGGCAGCTGAAACGCTGCGAAGAGGTCCAGCGTCAAATGTCACGTCAGACTCCTCGTTGAGATCTACCTCAAAGCACTGATAGAAGATCTGCGCAGCGTCCCTGTGAGAACCTGTTGCGATCAAGCAGTCCACAGCGATATGCGCATAGAGCCTAGGATTCCCTGACTCAATGGCTTGCTCGACATCGCGCTTGAGGAAGTCCGCGAACCAACTCCGAGCGGTCACGAAGTCAGGGTGCGCCTTCTCGTAGGCGGCATAGTACTCCTGCTGAGCGGCTTCGAACCCGTCGTGAGCTTCCTTGAGGCTGACGGGGATATAGGTGGACATCGTGATTCTCCTTAGCTTTCTGGGGGGAGGAGGGGGTTAACGGTGGTTGAGCATCGAGCTTCGAGCGGCCACCTGTCGCCTGGCGGCTTTCAGTGCGCGCCACTTGAAGGAAGGCGCGTAAGTGAACACGAAGACGATGCCAGGGAGCGAACCCACCGCAATGGCGAGCACTGCGATGAGAGCAATCGAGCTGGCCAGTGACATGCGGGGGACTCCCTTTCTCAACACGTCCACAGGAGTTGTGAACAAGTCTGAGCGTAGCATCCCAAAATGGACTATGCAAGCAGGATGACAGTCCAACATGGGAGGCGAGAGGAAACCTCCCGCCCCTCCACACGCACCTACCGGCCAATCGCGACCCGACCGCCGTCAACACGCTGCCGAGCCGGATCCCCCACGCCACTCTGATAACCGTCCACTTCACCTCGAGTCACATCACCGCGATCCAACTTCCTCCGACTCTTGCTGACGCGCAGCTGCGGGAACTCCTCGTTAATGCGACGCTCAGCGCGCGAAGCTCTCCCCACGACAACCAGCTCCTTCGACGTTCCCAACGCCTCTTCCCTCATAGCCGCGTAAACCCGAGCGGTAACGCCACGGAAGAACCCCAGCGTGTAGCCGCGCCGAAAACGAAGCCGATCAGACTGCGAATAGAACACTCTCTCCCGCAGGGCCTCCTTCAGGCCCACCTTGCACTGAATGAGCGCCGAGTTGAAGAGCTCACTCAAGAGCGCCAAGTCGCCCACAGCGCCAGCAATCGTAACCTGGCTTCTGCGAGGGCCTTCCTGAACGACGGCCATGCAGCTAAGAGCCTTCGCCAGGTTCGACAAACCGATCACGTGCATCGGCCCCATCGACCCGCGCCCACCCTCTACCCAGACGTTAATGAGCTGCACATCCTCCCTGGGCGAGTCCACGTCAGGAAGTGACTCGATCCTGTATTTCACCATGAGCTTTTCAGCACGCGCAGCCGCCACCTCGCGCTCAGAAGCAGACGCGCCCGGGTCCTCAGCCAAACGCAGAAAATGCCGAATCTGATCCTCAATTTTCACAGTACAAGTCCTTCCAGTAGCCAATCGCGCCCACTCGAGCGCCAGCGCATGCAGAGTATCAGCACCCACAGCAAGCGACCCCGTAACGACAGGCCATTACACACGCCCTCCATAGCTCAGCCACACAAGAGTCCACACTGGACCATTCAACTTGCGAACAAGTCCAAACTGGACTACGCTCCCAAACTAAGAACCATCCAGAAAGAAGGAAGCTATGGAAATCTATGCAGACATAACAGACGAGGGTCTTCAGCCCTTCTACACGTACACGCTCGACGAGATCATCGAACAGTACGAGTACGACGGAAACCGTATGCCCATCGACAAGGTGTACATCCAATACGACGAGGACGAGTACTACCTCGAAGACCCCGCCGAAGTCGAAGCCGACGACCAACTCCTCACCGAGGATAAAGTCGAAGCAGCAATCGCCTGGCGTGAAGAGAAAAACGCGCGTCAAAAAGAACAGGAAGAAATGGAGCGTCGGGAGAAGGAGCGGGCGCTCGAGTTCGCAGAAAACCATCCCATCCGCTCTAGGATCATGGATCCTACCTGGTGGGCTGTAAACGGCTTTCCGGGATTGACATTCCTGGGATTTGGAGCTTTGTCGGTTTTTGTTATATACACGCTGCTTGCCCTCTATTTTGGCTAGCAGCCCTTCTCTTAGGTAAGAGGATACTGATCATGACTAAGAAAAACGCATTTGTAGATCACCTAATTTGGTTTCTACGAGCCCTAGGTCTGGCGGTCATTACCAACTTTCTGATGTTTGGGCTACTCATGGCTCCAATCCTTCTTGAAGGATGGAACTCGCTTTCGCAGATTCATCCGGCCTTTGTGGTCATGATGATGTGAGCATTATTTTGTGCACGGTCGCAAGATTTATGAGTGACTTGGAGAGGCGAGACGAGCGGTGGAAAGCACGGCTTGAGCGTTGGAGAGCAGAGTGCGAAAATGCTTATCCACAGTGCTGCTGTCGATGCGCTTGCTGCCGCTGCCGTAACCGGCATTGAGGCATACCTTCTCGCACCCGTAATAAACAATAGAGCTGACTGATAGGAAATTTCTGATGACTAAGAAAAAAGCGTTCATTGAGCACTCAGTTAAGTTCGTGCTGTGGCTGGTCAAGGCGTGCATTGTTGTCTCTGCGCTCACCGGGGCTGTCATAGCGGCATCCATTTTCGTCTGGCAGGGCACAATGTTCCTTGTTAAGGAACATGGGATTCTCTGGGCACTTCCTGTACTTGTCTGCTCTGGCATGATCTTGCATCTCATGTGCTCTGAGTGTCCGCAGACGAAGCGAGAGGGAACGAAGGTTGAACGCGACGAAGCCACCCCTGAAAAGCCGGAGCCCCGGTGGCGCAGAAACGCTCCCACCAGCATCACGGATGTCCCTCTTGAGGAGTGGTCGATTGGCGCGTTGACCATCCTGCGCCAGATCGAGCTCGCGTTCGACTCCAAGCACGTCTACGAGAGCACCACATGCGAGCCCATCCTGCGTGCGCTGGAGCCTACCCGGCGTGGATCGTACCTGTTCGTTGGTGACAATGATCCAGTAGCCCTCCGCGAGTTCATCCGCAACGGAGGTGTCGCGGAAGAATATAAGACCGTCAGCTTCAGCAGCATGGATCCTAGCGAGATCAAACTCGTCGGCTACAGGGTCGGTTTCTACGTCGCTAAGACAGATGACGCGCTCGCGGACCTTGCTCGGAGCATCCGGAGCGAAGCTCAATCAGAAATCGACCGACGCGCCCTCAAGAACAAGGAAACAAGCCGTGACTGACTCCCTGAACCCAGCCTCCAACGATCCGCCCATGCTGACAGGCTGGGAACCAGTCTGGATGCTCTCCGCAACGCTACCCTGGCCCAAGCCCATTGACCTACCAGTCGATAAGGAAGATGCTCACCACTACCTAGGAAGGTAACGCCATCATGCCCACCGTCACCGAGCAAACCCTCACCGTCCACGACCTGTACGCCATGCGCGACAACATCGGCTTGTCCCGCAGTGAGTGCAAACAGCCTCCTCGTCACCGCTCCCTGTTCGAGTGGGGGAAGGCCCAACAGGCCTACTACCTCAACAACCTCACGGGAGGCATCACCAGCCCTCCCAAGGTCTTCATTTATGAGCCGTTCGCCGACTCCAGCAAGGCCGCAGTCTTGGATGGCCGTCAACGTCTCAAGGCCATCTTCTCCTACCTGGACGGCAACTACCCGCTGGGAGAGACTGCTCCAGACGGTTGGGCTGGCAAGACCTACAAGCAGCTACAGACAACAGCCCCCAACCTCGCAGACGCGCTCATGCGCACACCCTGCGGAACCAGCGTTATCAACGCCGCCTCCTACTGGGAAGCCGCCATCGCCACCTACCCGCAAATCTGCGGACACACTCGCGAAACCGTGCTGAAAGAGCAGGAAACGCTGATGCGCTATCTCGATACGGAAGACGACATCTTCACAGACAAAGACTACTGCGATTGGAGAGTATCGGACCTCAAAATGGGTATTGAGAAGTTCAAGCGAAAGCCCCCACTTTCACCTCGCGAGTACATGAATAGCGAAGGGTGGCAAAAGGTGAAGGCCATGAAGTCGGAGCTCAGAGCTACCGAGTTCGTCGCCCGACACCACAGTAGAGGAGTCATCCCATGCTGAACGTCTACAGGATCCCTGACCCGGCGACCGTCCCCGACGACTACGACCTCGCGACAGAGCTCACCGCCCGCGGCCTCCCTGCGCGCTGGATCGGCGAGTTCTGTGAGCACACCGGAAACGATGTCCGCATCGCCTTCTACGACCAGGCCTACGGATACGACACCGAGGAAGACGGCGGCGACGCGCTCGTATGGAACCCCGACACTCACGAGGTCTGGTACCTGTCCAGAGGCGACGTAGAAGCCGCGCAGCGCATCACCCCCGGCACGCCGTTCGCGCACTTAGGCTACTCGTACTACGTCCTCACCGAGGACATGAACCATGACTTCGACGTGCTCCGGCGTGAAGGCCTCAACTGCCAGATCTGTGCCAGCCACCTCGACGGAACCGACATGGAACCAGCCATCGACATCCTGGACCTTTACGGAGAGTACGGCAATCTCGCCTACCCCGGCGACATGATCGTCTACACCAGCGGAGTGCTCTATGAAACGATCCCCCAGGACGTACACGAAGCCGTCAAAGCAGCATCCTAAACTCGCCACATACGCGAAGTGCCCCTCCCCACTGAACACTAGGGGAGGGGCGCTTCCGTTTGGTCTACCTGTGACCTACTTGAGCAGGAGCGGGAGGCAGTCGAAGAAGCAGGGCATGGGATACGTCAGGAGAATCGCTCCGCCCATCATGTAGCTTGCCCTGTAGCGCCACACCGGCACTTCGCGCCCCTTGTAAGCCTGCGCGCTCAACTCCGCTGCAAGGAGCATAGTTGAAAGAATGAGCAGCACGCACATTGGTCCAACGAGCAAAGTAGCCCACTCTCCGCCAGACAAGACCACATGCACAGACATAGCAGTGAGGAAGAAAACAGGGGCCATGAAGTAACGAGCCAATCGCATCTGAAGGCGCGAAGGCTTTTTAATGAACTTGAACGAGACAATATACGCAACGAACGTGAGCGACCACAGGAGGATTACTGTAAAGGCAAGGGCGAACGTGTTCCAAAATGGGTACTCTCCCCTATCAAACATTCCTCCCGAGAGAAGAAGAAAAGCAAAGAGCATCATGATGGGCCATGAATCCATGGCTGCTTTCACATCATCTCCATACTCAACGCCCTCCCCGGTGCCTGTTCGCAGCTTCATGTAGATGACGGCCAACGCGGCGAAGCCTGCGCACATGAATGGAAGAGTGACAAGCGTCAAGGGAGCGTAAGGTGGGAACAGGGGTGTTCCTGAAACGTGAGCAGATAGCATGGCGAATACAAAACTGCCAAGTGTCATGAGAAATGCCACCGGAAATAGCGGGAAGACAACAATGGCTCTCAGCGCAAAATCTGAGATCGCCTCCTTCCCAGGGGCTTCAAGGGTGACACATAGGGTCTCCTTGTCTTGGTAGGGGTAGAGCATTGTCTGTCCTTTCTGGGTTGTGTGGGGCCTCGTTGTGCTGTTCTGTTCGAGGCTGTTAGTAGTCGTCCTCATCAAGGGCGTGGAGGTAGATGCTGTTCCAATCCTCGTAATCCTCGTGCCGGAACGTATCTTCGACGATGAGGTGGGGCGCACTGTCACCCTCGAACTGCACGTATAGGCGTTGCGTGTATGTGTCGCTGTAGTCGCTTTCCACGTATTCTTCCTCGTGCCATGCACGCTCGATAACGCCAGCGTCGGCGAGGTGGCGCATGTTCATGGGGCAGTTTTCTCCGCTTTCGCTATTGATCGCGTACACGGCGGTGCCGTCGGTGAATACGGCGTAATGATCTGGGGCGTCCGGGTCGTGGGCGAACTGCTTGCCGACAAAATGCTGACGGAGGAAGTGCTCAATGTCAACCTTGCACATCATACCCAGCCCGATTTCCCAGATCGTATCCTCCTGGTTGCTGTTCGCGCTCATGTGTGCCCTCTCCTCCTGTGTAGTGTCGTGTGGTGACTTGTTGGAAACAAGTATAGTCCAATAATGACTCGTTGCAACTTGCAGTAGTCCAAGTTGGGATATATGCTGAGGAGCAGAAAGGAGGCTCCCCATGGCCGCGCGCACAGCGATTCTCGCCCTCGACTTCGACGAGGTGTTCATCCTCGACCCAGATGTCCCGACCGCAGAAGGTGCATACAGAGACCGTGCTCACATGTTTGTCACGGTCAAGACCAGCAGCGGGCTCACCAGTAGCGGGAACGTCTGGTACTCGCCCACGATGATCGAAGCCCTCAACGATATCGTCGGCGACGTGGACAAGATCCTCCTCGCCTCATCGTGGGGGAAGGCGAGCATGAAAGCGGTGAAGGCTGTGGGCCTGCACCTCCCACGTCGAAAGACCGTCAACCTGTTCCCGCACCTCACGCCCGGAACCATCAGCCAGGAGCGCAAGCTCCGCCTCGCTCACGACCTTATCCTCGACCACCTCACCGACACAGACACCCGCATCGCATGGGTGGACGACCAGCACCCCCGAGGCTACGGGCAGGTAGACGGTATCCACACTATCGGCACCGACCCCATCACCGGCTTAACCCGAGCTGACCTCGCGCACATCCGCGACGTGCTCTTCTACTGAAAGGAACCACCCATGCCATTGACGCTCACATGGGCGAACGGCACCTTCACAGGCGACCTCACGCAGGTCGCGAACCTCGTTACGGCCATCACCCAGAAGAAGCCCTGGACACAGACGACACGCAAGCCTGGTGGGCTCATCGTGTGGCAGAAGTGGGACGAGTCGGAGCAACTAATGTCAGTGGGTGACCCCACCATCGCTGACGACCTCGCCGACCTCCTCGCCGACCACCTGGGACTCCCCCAGGACGAGGTGGCCATCAAGCCTGACCCGCGTGACTCGTCGCAGCTGACCGCCAGCGAACTACGCGCTCGACGACTCCGCGCCCACCTCAGCAAGGCCGATCTCGCTGAGATGTGTGGTGTCAATGCGTACACGGTGCGCAACTGGGAGCAAGGCGTGCGCACCGTCATCCCCACCCGACTCCTGCGCGTTTTCCAGCGCCTCGACTCCTACAGGGAGGAAGCCCATGCAACAGTCCACGCCGAAGCAGTGCGCCTCGCCGGAAACGAGGACGCGCTCACGCAGACTGACTTCACCGGCTACGCCGTCTACGCGCCCAACGACCACGCATACGCGACCCTCTGGCCGGACGCTGCAATCAACGCCGACATGTGGCGTGATGTCATCATCGAGTGCGGGCGCTTCCGCACCGTTGCAAGCGACTACGAGGCAAGACTCATGGGCCTTAAGCTCATGACCATCGAACCACCACGAAAGGGCAAGCCATGAGAATCGCGCCAGCGCCACAACAACCAGAGCGGCCCACCCTCGAGACCGCCTGGGTCGAAGACGAGAGCGCCCCTGCGCCATCGCGTAAGCGCGCCATCATCGTCATCTTCATCGCCGTTGTCGCTCTCATCGCGTCAGGTGTCGCAGCATGGGTGTGGAGCACCCCCCAGCCGCAAACACCCGCACCCCAGCCTGCGGCTACACAGACGGCACGCGCGTACACGGCCAGCGACTACGAGGAAAACCGAGCAATCTGCCGAGAGATGTACGAGACCCGTGACCTCCAGCTCTACTGGTCGTGCGTCGTCGGCGACATCCGCCTCGGACAGGAAACAGACCCAGCTGTCCCGCTCGCGGATCTGCCACCCGTCCGCCTAGCACCAAAGGCCAGCCTCGGAGGCCAAACCGACATCGCCTTCGCGCCCGACGCGACCGCGCGATGCTACGCCACCGGCTACTGCCTCACCGATGCAACCTTCAACGCGGGCCAGACCCGCGTCCAGGTCATGTTCACGCGAGGCGACGGTGACATCATGGGCATCTTCGTCCCCACCACGGATGCGCCCACCGTCATGACGCAGGAAGTCCTCGCCCCCTACATGCCCACCGGAGCCGCCCCGGACCCAACCGTCCACCAGGCGACCCTCAGCCGCATCCACATGGGAGCCGACACCCTCGTCGGCTACGTGTTCTCACAGCCCCGATACTGCGGCGACACCCCAGACGAGTGCTCCGCGAAGTACACAGCCCGCACACCCATCCCCTTCACGGGCACCACCCACATCACCACCCAAGCCGAAGCACAAGCCCAGAATTGAGAGAGCCCGTCATGTCAGTCGAGAGAACACTCATCGAGCACTACGCACCCAGTAGCGACTTCGCGCGTATTCTCCAAGGCCGCTACGTCATGGAGATCGACGACGAGTTCGACACCATCACTCTCGACGACGGTACGATCCTCGAGGTCGAAGGTAACGAAGGGTGTGGATGGTGCCGGTCGGGATGGTATGACCTCATCAACGTCTACAAGCAGGGGAGCAGCAGCGCACGCATCATGAGCGCACACGTCGCCTGCGACATCGATGAGGAGAACGACGATGAGGGAGCGGTGGACCCGCACGTCTACACCATCTTCGTCATGGTGGACGGCAACCCAGGATTCCTGCCCCTCGCAACCATCAGGGGCGACGACGGGGCCGGCGGCTACGGCACCGGCTTCAGGATCTTCGTGACCCCACCAGCCGAACGCTAAGCAGTGTCCCTGTCCGCCAGTGGATGCTCACACTGTGAATCATCCGTGCATGAAAGGAAAACGCCACCATGACACTCATCAACAAGGACACTCGGATCGCCCACTTCTCTACTGACTGTGAGGACGGGTGGGTGCCACTCATCCCAGATCTCAAAAACTACGAGAGCTTCGAAGATTACATCGCTGAGTATGATGACCTTGGAAGCATCGATTACGGCGACGGGCCGCTCATGGATGCTCTCCTGGAGCCAGGAGGGGCCACGTGGGATGACGCAGCCGAAGACTTCGACCTCGACCTCTACACGCTCCCCGACGTCCACCAGCTGTTCACGGCACAGACAAAGGTCTACGCCTTCGTGGAAGGCAAGAACCCGTCATCTGCTCCGCTCGCCAAAGCGATCGCTGCGCCAAGCGTCGGCGGCGGAGAAGCAACAGTCATGAGGCGACTGTCCGAAGTCGCGTCCAGGTGCGGCGTCTACATGCCCGACGGCGCAACCGTGATCGACGTGCTAAACATCATCAGCATCATCACCAACAGCCCGATCTGGGCACTCAACGCTATCCTCCCCCGCACCGGAGCAGACACTCCAGCAGGGAAGGTCTCTCTTGGCCTGGCCCCAAGCCAGAACGAACTCAGCTGGATCGCATACAACCACAGGAGCGCATACGTCAACGTGTTTGCTCTCCTCAACCAGGAACTCAGGGCATCACACGGCGTGAACTACGCGATCTTGCCCGACGACGACCATACGGACGTGCACACGACCGATAGCGCGTTCTTCGGAGTCGCAGACCGATCCATCATGAAAACCCACTACTACAAGCCATCAGACGGCAGTAGGAAGGGACGAGTCATGGAACTGCGCGACCTCGACAGCGACTATTCTCCGAACCTCCACGGAGGCCAACCCAAGGCCAGGACACCTGAACTCCTACGCCTCGACAAATACCTCGCAACACTGAAAAATACGCCCCGAGGAACCCCGGTCCCCGTCGCAATCTACTCCACCAACAAGGGAGACACCGTCACCATCAATGGCACCCGCATCCCAGCGTTTAAGGTCACAGTTGAAGACCTCTACGAACGCTGCGAACTCTACGGGCGCACCGACTTCAAGGTCATGAGGGAACAGATGCGCGCATACGGCGTCAACCGCAGTCGTCCCCCGATGTTCGGCGACTATATCCTCACTGGCACGCCCAGTGGGAACGCAGTCCTCGCACACATCCAGAAGCAACGGTGACACCATCATGCGCATCAACGACAAGTCTCTTTTCCCATACCGAGGGAAGTACGGGTCGCGCCCACCCCTCAACTTCGGGCGCACCAAAACCCACATGCAAAGCCCCACTGGCACGAGCATCCTCCTCACCGACGCATACGACGGCCTCATCGGCCCCGTCTGGATCGCCATTCCCGACCCCGCGTTTAGCGACCCCGACACAATGCCCGTCCCCCCGTACCTGATTGCCAGGGCCCTACACGCCCGCGAAGTCGTCACGCAAACAACCAATACCCCGCTCGAAATCGTGGCCTACGCGCGCGCACACATATCCCCTGCGTCTGCGATGATGGCCAGCATCGACGCGATCGCTCTATTGCCAGATGGCGACGCTGGCCTCGTTAAGATCGTCAAAACGCGAGACAAGCCCAACGGTCCTGGCAAGGTGACACACACATCTATCCTAAAGCCAGACAGCCACCTCATGGTCGGAGTGAACGAGGTCTGTCCGGCAGCCCCCATTCCCGCGCGCAGCTGGTCAGGTAACGACCCCGTGTACGTCCTCCACGCCAACGACGTGAAGAACATGTCCGACAAGACACTCGACCTCATCCTCCGACGCACCCCATCCGTGCTCGCACGCAACCGAGGTCGCGAGTACGGCGAAATCTGGGACGAAGAACTCGAACAAGACCCAACCGACTGGGACACCCCGTTCCTCCTACGTATCCTCGCGCGCAGCATCCCCGGAAACACCAAGGTCGGACGATCAGACACCCAAACCAACGGCCTGTGGACGTACTGGGTGAGCCGCGACGGGCGCAAGCCCCGCAAGCTCGCCGACTTCACCAACCCGCTGGTCTACACTGGAGCGACCCTCAGCTTCCTCGCCTGGAGCGCATACGGAAACCTCGAGGAAGACCTCGCAAGAAAGACAGAAAGCCTGCTCCACCGTTAACCCCCGAAAGGGAAACCCACATGCTCACACGCGCCCGACGAGTACTCCTCGCTCTCATCGCCGCGGCCACCGTCATGCTGCCGCTCACCCCAGCTCCCGCATACGCTCTCCCAGCCAACCCCAACGTCTCCGATGAGGTCATCGAGGCGAACTGGGCGACCCTATCCGCCGAGCAGCAGGAAGCAGCCAAGCAGGTTGTCGCAGAAGCCAAGGCCGAAGGCTACTCGGCGGAGGCCGCAGCAGCCATCGCCGGTAACTTCTGGCGCGAGTCCCACTTCAACGTGGACGCAGTGAATGCCTCATCGGGCGCGTGTGGCATGTACCAGGCCCTCGGAGATCGACAGACCCTCCTGTTCACCTACAACGGAGTCTCAGGCTGTTCAGGCCTCAAAGCCAAAGAAACCACACAAGCGGCGCTCGCGGACGGACGCAGCGAATGGCTCGGCTGGCCCACAACCAGCATCATCTACGGGGGCATGGCATCCTACGCGCTCAACGAAGCCGACACCTGGGGCATCACCGGCGGCACGGTCCCCTCCGCCGCCGACTCATTCGGGAGCCTTGAAGGCTTCAAGAGCACCGACAACTGGTACTTCGCGACCTGGATCTGGATGACGAACTGGGAAGCCCCCGGCGCAGCTGAAGCAGGCTTCATGGAGCGCGCCTCCTACGCGGCGACCGTCCTCAAGAAGGTCGGCAACACCGACCCCGCGGCGAAGTCCACCACAAGCGGCGCACAGTCCGGCTCAACCGGGGGAGTCCTCGATGAGTGGTCCCTCCCTGGTATGCCCAAGAAACCCGAAATCGCTAAAGGCCAGTCCCTCACGTTCGCGGACGGTTCACAGCTCACGGCGAAACAGCGAGCAAACGCCTCTGACCTGAAAACGCAGCTCGAAGAAGAACGGGACCGAGAAGCAGCTGAGTCAGCTCGAACATGGGTCGCCGTCGTCGGTGTCGTCCTGTTTGTCTACGCTCTCGTCATCCTCCTGTCCCTCCTGATCGACCTGTCGTTCCCGCTGTTCTCTGTCCTCAAGGGCGTGACCTTCGGGTGGATCAAGTACTCGCCGCTACCAGCCGACGAGCGCCCGAAAGGCACCTACGGAGTCGCCGGAGTCCTAGCCACCTGTTTCGCCTTCGCAGCCCTCGGTGCCCTCATCTTCACGGGCGTGATCCAGTCCTGGCTCGCGCACATCGTCATTGCCCTCACTGCCTGAAAGGAACCATCCCATGACCCGCCAGTCCGAAACCGAGTTCGCAACGAACCTCGTCACCAAGTACGGGCAGCAATGCGCCGAGCTCTTCGCCTTGTTCCTCCACACCATCCCCCTCGGGTGCTCATGGGCGTTCCTGCACCCCCAGCAGGTCGAAGACCTCGGCCTGCCCTACAACCCAGAAGGCCCCGTCCCCCTCATCTGGGATCCCCAACACAAGACGGTCACCACTCGCACCGCCACCAACGCGAACGTCTCCACACTGACATTCGTCCTCATCCCCGTCGTCGGAGGCTTCATCCTCGAAACCGCCTACAGCGCCGCCGTCAACGTCATCGAACAGTGCGGAGGCCTCTACGATGAAGACATCCTCACGACAGCGGAGGAGAGCCGCACCAAAGCCAAGGAACTGTTCACCAAGCGCCTCGAAAAAGCAATCAACGACGGTGGCGAGCTCCGATTCGGCTACTACTGCGTCAACGGCTCCCAGACGATCACCATGAACGGTGTCGCCTACCCCGCCTACTCACTCCCACTACGAGCTATCGCCAAAATCGCCGCACAACAGTGCCTCTCCTTCCGCGTCCCCCAACACACCCCCATCCCAGCCGCCACGGTCGCCACAAACCCCTGGGACACCCTCTCCCGATCAGTTGCAGCCCCCTCCGGCAACGCAATCCTCGGATCCCTCGCCCGCTGAAAGACCACTCATGTTCATCTATATCCCAGAGTGCCCCGTCCATGAGGGCATCGCCCCCGTTCTCGAACTCCAGATCCGCGCTCGACTCGACAGCGCTGTGACGGAGCATGTCGGCGAAGCTGTCACCATCAGCTCACCTCAATACGACACCTTCATCGCGCAATGCACAGAAGCCCTCCAACGCGACAAGTCCATCGACCTCGAGGTCGCTCCCGCGAGCGCAAGTGAGGCTGAGACCATCACCATCGTCAACGACTCCGGTATCACCGTCGAAGACATGCGAGAAACTCTGAGCGACCTAATCGGAGACGCGCCCGATCTCGGAGTCACGATCAACGTCAACAACGGCCAGCACACCATCACCCTGACCACCGTCCCCGACCTGCCCGTCCTCGAAGCCCACGTCGAAACACTCACCTGGTCCGCAGATGGACACACCCTCACGCCCACCATCCACACAACAACGGGAACCGAGATTCCCACATGGACCCCGGCGATCCTCGCTCAAACCGAAGCGTACCCAGGTGGGACCGTCCGCTACGTCGATACCACCTACGGGCCGATCCCTTGCACCCCACAGGGGACCGTCATCATCGACGCAGCCATAGCGACCTCAATACACCACGCCCGCGTGCAACACTCTTTCCACCTCCCTTCCAGTTGGTACCATTAAAGAAACTAGGGCAAAAGCCCCGGTTACGGCTCCCACAGGAAGGGAGGCGCTGTGCGCCGCTACATCGAACAAGTCACACACCCCGACGGGACCGTCACTGAGACACCCGTTGAGGGCATCATCCTTACCGAGCGCGAATACCAGGAACAGCGCGACCACCTCGAAACGCTCATCGTCACCGCCGACACCTTCCTCCAGCAAGCACAAAGCGCCCTCGACTCCCTCATGGACACGTACAAGGCACAACGCTCCGCCGATAAGACATACCTAGCAGCCTTCGGCCTCGAGAACGACCCCCAGCCCGAAACCATCCTCTAACCCCCATCGAACGGACCGCCATGAACAACTACAACGACATCGACGAGACGACGGAAGACACCATCGTCCTGGACCTCGACGACGACACCACCGACCCTGACGACATCGACGAAACCGACCTCGAGACCCCAGACGATGATGAGGACGACTACGACGAATACGAGGATGAGGACGACGAAGATGACGATGATGAAGACGAGGACGACGTAACATCAGCTCCCGTCACCACCTTCGCGCTCACCCCACTACGAGACGACACCGACGACCCCGCTGAGTCCGACAGCGACGAAACGCCCGACGATGACGATACGGACCTCAACGAGGGTGCTGACGACGAAACCAGCGCCGACACCGAGGCCGCTCCCTTCCGCATCAACATCGACACGGATGGCCTTGACAGCGCCGCAGTCGAAGCGATCAGCAGCGTCAATGACGTGGTGACCGTCAAGAGCGACGCATACTACGTCCGGTACACCCACATCAGCCTTGACCAGGTTGTTGGCACCAAGCCCATCAAGGACTACCGGGCCGACACCTACAGCGGCCTCTTCAATGTCGTCCGCGAAATGAAGGTCATTGTCCCCATTGTCGTGACGCCACTCGCTGAGTACGCAGACTTCCTCGCCAACAACAACATCACCACCGGCGCAGAAGCCGACGAACTCGGCTACGCGGGCCCACGCTACCGAGTCCTCGACGGCTGGCGGCGTATTTTCGCGTCCCTCAAGAATGGGTACGACGAGATCCCCGCCGTCATCGTCACGTTCCATGACACCGAGGTTGGGCGCGATCTAGGCACCCTCATGCACCTGGTTCTCAACCGCGCCCAGACGCACACGTGGGCTGAGAAATGGTCGATGCTGAAAGTGATAGAAGAGTCCTACAGCCTCACACCCTCCATGCTCGACTGGCTCCTCAACCTCGACCCAGGCGACTCCATGCGCCTCAAGGAAGTCATGCTCGCCGAGTACCCCGAAGTGACGGAGGGCTTCACGTCAGGCAAGAAAGACCTCACACGCTCCTACAAAGCACTCGAAAAGCTCCGAAAGGCTGAATCGAACCCCACGGAAGGCGACGACGACCGGAAGATCTCCAGCGTCGATGAAGCGAGCGACCTCGCAACCGACGACACGGAAGAAGCCCCACTCAGCGATGAGGAAGTCAAGAACCTCCTCGAAATGGGCGACGAACTCCGCGAAGTCCGCGACATCCTCAACAAGGAAGCCGACACCGACGACACCGACATCGACGACGACAACTACGGCGGCGACCCTATCCCCGAAAACGCAGCCGAACAGGTCGGCTTCGAGGGTGGCGACGACGACGAGGACATGTTCGGCGAAGTTGATGAGAACACGGTCCAGGACACGAAGGACCGCAAGCCTCTTTCCAAGGAGCTACGCACAGCGATCCTTGCGCGCGACGAGTTTACCTGCCAGGCCTGCGGCTACGGCAAGGGCATCACGTCCATGGTCCACCTCGGCCAGCTCGAAGCCCACCACAAGACCAGCGTCTACGTGGGCGGCTCCGACGCGATGAGCAACTTCGTGACGCTCTGCCAGCGCTGCCACGGCCTCGTACACATCCTCGCCGGCTTCAACGCCAAGATCGGCATGACCAAGGAAGAGTTCGAGAAGGTCCCGGACAACGATCAGACGATGTTCCGCGTCTGCATCAAGCTCGCAAAGGTCATCCTTAAGGCTGAGGAGGAGACCGGCAAGGCGCTCAGGAAGTACAAGCCTGTGCGCAACCCGTTCTGGGAGCAGCAGAAGCAGGCACAAGATGTCATCAAGACCCTAAAGGGTGAGGAAGCAACGGAGGACACAGCAGAATGACGACGTGGGTTTACTTCCAGAGGCCAGGTTTTGCCCTCTACCAGGAGGACGGTGGTGTGCTCACATCCACCGCTCAGACCGTCAAGCGCGCCCAATCCCTGCGCGACATGGCAGCGCGACGCGCGCCCAACCTACAAGCAGCCCCATACAACCCGGCAGGCTACGAGTACTGCGCCTTCGACGGGCAGCGAGTCGTCAGCCTGTTCGCCCGCGACGGCCTTGCTATTACCCCCGGCACCGTCGTCAAGACAGACCAGGGCAACAAGACCCTCGCGCAGGTTCTCGCCGACTACAAGATCACCGACCAAGGCATCGACCCCAAGGCCGCAGCGTGGGACATCCAAGCCCTCCGCGAGGCCGTCCGATACGCCAACGCCTACACGCTCACCCGCATCGACCCCCAAGACGATGGCCCCTTCAAGCCGGCCGGATTCACACGGCCAATCTACTGGGCTCTCACGCGCCCCGACAGCGACAACGAGTGCATCCTGCGCACGTGTTGCTACACGCAAGGAACACCCCAAGCGCATAAGCCAACTCTCGAGGCCCGCATCGGCAACTCCGACTACTTCCTCGTCTCCCTCCCCAAGGACTGCATCCCCCTGTTCGACGGAACAAGAACGACACCCACGCAGGAAATGCTACGAGCACTCGCCCGAGCAGTAGACGACGCAGCCGCCAACCCCTTCTGTCTCGAACGAGACATCCAGGGCGTAGCCTATGCCCTCACCCGAGGCGGCGAACGTCTCGAGTTCTGCCTCGAAAACGTCGGCTCCTTCACCTACACGGGCGACGACTTCGTAGCACACGAGAGCCATGGCGACCCCGCATATACCATGGGCCGCTCCATGCTCGTCAAGGGAGCACTCAAGAACTACGGTGGGGGGTGCCTCGCCGGCGTGTATGAGATCATCGACACTCTCGTTCGACAGAGAGGTGACCGCTCCGACCGCCCCTTACTGTCCGTTGACAGGTATCGAGCTGCGCGAAACGGTAAGTGGGACGTGTACGCCGATGCGCGCACCCCCTACGTGCCGTCACGCAGCACGCACCCCGAAACGCGGCGTAACGAGCCGTACAGCACCTACGACCGCTACGTCATGCACTACAGGAGCCTTATCAAAGCCGACGCAGCAAACGTGACCTCGCGAGCAGACTAGGCCAACGTATGAACATGCCCCGTAGTGTCATCGCGCGACGTAACGCCCGCCAGGCGCACACCTATGAGGCGCGCAGTCGCCTCGAATGGGCGGCAGAAGTCCACGCCATCCTCGAAGCCGCCGCCACTACCTTCGACGAGACCGTGGTCCAGCAGCAGATCACGGTCCCTGCGAACCGCACGCGCGGCCCAGTGCAAGCACGAGGCATCCTGGACATGTGCCAGGTCCTTAGCATCGCAGGCATGGCCACCAATGCCCCCACTGGCAACGGCGACATCATCCTTGCCCTCGCCGGCCACGCCGACCGGATGCAAGCCGCCCTCCACCTCGCACACAGCTACCTCGAGGCCGAGCACCTGCACCTCAGTCGCGCGCATACCGACCGCCCCGGCGTAACCCTCAGTCCCACCAAGGCGCGCCACAAGACCTACGGCATACTCCTGAGTGCAGCAGCCGAAGCCTCCGCCATCATCCGCGCAACCCGACCCTTCAACGTGCCGCTCGACCAAGAGGAAGTCGAAGCAGCATACGCAGTCCTCAGCCGAGGATGGATCGGGTCAGCCTACCGGGAGCAACCCCTCCTAGCGGCTGAGGAAGGGGAGCGCGAGTATGAGAGAATCTATCTCTCTGTCAGTCAAAAGCTCCTCGTTAAGCCGTACAGAAAGAACCTGCGATGAACTCAACCAGCGCACCCCGTCACCTCTATCGAGCGTGGCGGGGTTCCGTCGCCCTCGCTTTCCTCCTCGCGCTCGTCCTCACGTTCTTCGCACACCCCGCTAAGGCGTTCACCGAAGACCAGGGACACAACCTCAAGGACAAGCCCTCCACTTGGTGCCAGTGGTGCGCCGACAGCGACTTCGGGTACGACCCCAACGAAGAGCGCGGCATGATTACCAACGCTGGAGCAACCATGGGCGAGGCGGCGTGCGGCAACTTCTCCTTCGCATTCATGGAACTTCGCGCGGGAGTTAAAGCCCGCGGCTCCTACACCGTCAACGACATGCGAGCCGAAGCTATCAAACTGATGCAGGCAGGCAAAGATAGCCCATTCAGCGATGACGGTTGGCTCTACCAGCTCAACCCCGAAGGCTTCGCCCAGGGAGTCTCCAACATGACCGGCGGACAGCTCACCGTCGAAGTCCAAGGCGACACCAGCGGCGCGGGACTGGGAGCCAACAAGTTCACCGAAGACGACGTGCGCCAAGCCATGAACGACGGCTACTTCGTCATCTTCATGGTCCAAACCGACACTGGCGGGCGACACTGGATCGCCGGCGATTACGTGGAAGGCAACACCGTCCACACCATCGACTCAGGACGACCCCTCACCACCCTCGACCGCTCCCAATACCCCGGCGGTATCGGCCCCATCCTGAAGTTCTCCCGCACCGACGGCAAGAAACTCCAAGACCTCCCCACCATCGACGACGCGGCCACTAGCGTAGGCGGCAACAACGGCGGCGACACCGCCACCGCAACCGACACCGGCATCATCAGCGACCTCGACCTCCCTGGTATGCCACCGCGCACCGTCGGACAAAACCACCAGCTCTCCGAAGCTGACAAGCTCGCCTTCGCGAAAGACACCCTCAAGTTCGCGAACTACACGAACCTGAACACCACACAGAAAGACAACGTTGACCAGATCGTCGCCCAGCGGCAGCTCGAACAAGACCGCAAGGTGTCGGACTGGTTCAGCACCGGCGCAGCCGTCATCGGCATCGTCCTGTTCCTGTACGCCCTTGTCATCGTCCTCGCGTTCCTGTTCGACCTCGCTTTCCCGCTGTTCTCTCTCCTCAAGTTCGCGACAGCTGGTTCCCTGACTGTGCATCACGAGTCGCAAAGCCGTGCGGGCGTGAAGGAGCTGGGAGCTCCACCTCGAGGCCGTTGGGCGACGTGGGGGAATGTGTTTGTGACTGCTGGGCTGGTTGCAGCGTTGGGTGGTTTGCTCATCAGTGGGACGCTGGTTAGGTGGGTTGCGTCGTTGTGGCAGATGCTCTACATGTGACGGGTTGGATAACACCACAACACGTGTGATCTAGTTAACCAGTTTCCGGGTTGCGCGCACAAAACACCCCGGCCTACACTAAACCCATCACAAACAACACAATTTAATAGCTCCCCTGAACCGCCCCGGATCGGGGGAGCACCCTGGAAAGGTGCCAGAGCGGTTGAATGGGCCTCCCTGCTAAGGAGGTAAACGGAGCAATCTGTTTCGCGGGTTCAAATCCCGCTCTTTCCGCAGGACGCGAGAAGTGCCTGAGACGAGTTACTTCATTTGGATAGAACTCACACTCGACTCAACTTTTTCTCTCGCGTCCACCACTTTTGCCCAAAACACACCCCAGAAAGGAGAGGCATCATGGCACGCATGAACACTCGAAACGCGAAGGTCCGAAACACGGCAACCGCTCCCGTCAACACGACGACGGGACAGGCCTTCACCGCCGAAGGTGGAATGGGCTGGCAGCGCACCCCCAAGGGCGAGCTGTTCCTCGCAGCCGTGACCTCCCTCAACGAGGACACCTTCTACGAGTCCGCCGACAACCGCGCGCAGCGCATCCAGGCGCTCACAGCTTCACCCGAGATCGTCAACAGCCCCGAGTGGGCGCTCGGCATGGTCCGCTGGCTCCGCCAGGAAGTCGGACTCCGCTCAATCCCCGGTGTTGTCGCCATGACCGTCGTTAAGGCTCGCCTGGACGCTGGCCTGACCGGCACGAACCGTCAGATCATCGAAGCGGCCATCGGTCGCCTCGACGAGGCCTCCGACGTGCTTGCCGGGTGGATGAGCCTGTATGGGCGCAAAATCCCGTCCTGTGTGCGCCGTGGCGTTGCCGACGCACTGCGTGCCCGTCTGTCTGAGCGGTCCTACCTCAAGTGGGTTGGCCGCATGAACGCGGGTAACGTCAGCCTTCGGGATGTCGTCAACCTGACGCACCCCAAGCCGAAGACCAAGACGCAGGAAGCGCTCATCAAGTTCGCCCTCGACGAGGGCTACGGCAAGAAGGGTGACGACTCGAAGCTCCCCGTCATCCGAGCTCGCCGCCAGTTCCTCGCCATGAATCGTGACGCGCAGATCCGCGCCCTCACCGGCCCGGACGCGAAGGATGTTCTGCGTAAGGCTGCGCTCACCCACGAGGTGATCGCGGGCGCAATCGGGACGATCCCCGCCGACGTGTGGGAAACCCTCGTCCCGAACATGGGCTACATGGCCCTGCGGATGAACCTCCGACGTATCGAAGCGTCCGGCGTGAGCCGTTCTCTGATCGCCACGATCAACGAGCGCCTGAGCGACGTGGAAGAGGCTGCGAAGTCTCGCACCATGCCGGTCTCGTTCTATGCGGCGTACAAGAACGCGCCGCTGGCCTTCGCCGCCGCCCTCCAGGACGCAGCGAACGCTTCGCTCGAGAACGTGCCCACCCTCAAGGGGCGCACGCTGGTCCTCCTGGACCGCTCCTACTCGATGAGCGCCCCTCTGTCGGCGAAGTCGTCGCTGAGCTGCCAGGACACGGCTAACGTGTTCGCGTCGGCACTCGCACTTCGTGGCGAGAACGTCCGCGTGGTCGCGTTTGACAACCACATGGAAGACGTGAACATCAACAGCGCGGACCTGCTCCGCGTCGTGGACCAGATGCCCACTCCTCGAGGTGGCACCTACACGCCCGAAGCTATCCGTTGGGCCCACGAGGGCGGTCGCCAGTACGACCGTATCGTCATCCTGACGGATGAGCAGTACACAGGCGATAGCGTCGACAAGGCTCTCGATACCTACGCCCCAGGGGTTCCGGTGTTCACGTGGAACCTCGCGGGCTACAGGACAGCCCAGATGGAGACCCGTGAGGGCCGCTGGACCTTCGGAGGCCTCTCCGACAAGGGCTTCCAGATGATCCCGCTCCTCGAGCGGGGTATCGGCCAGTCCTGGCCCTGGGAGTAACCACCACCCAGGGGCCTCACCCAACACTCCCACCACAGGGTGAGGCCCCGCTAACGCCCCTATAGCTCAGTTGGTTAGAGCTGCGGACTTTTAATCCGAGGGTCGCAGGTTCGAGTCCTGCTGGGGGCACGCAGTGGAAAACTGAACATGGTCCTATGGGGTAGCGGTCAGCCCGCCAGATTTTCACTTTGGAAACCCGAGTTCGACTCTCGGTAGGACTACTCCGATCCGGTGTAGCTCAACGGACAGAGCGGGGGACTTCTAATCCCAAGGTTGCAGGTTCGAGCCCTGTCACCGGAGCGATCACAACTGATCATTCTCGGATGGTGTAATGGCAGCACACCGGATTTTGGCTCCGGGTGTCTAGGTTCGAGTCCTAGTCCGAGAGCGTGAACGGGTGCGTCCCTGTCGAGAAGATAGTGATGTGCCCGTTGCTTATGCCCCAGAAAGCAAAGGAACGAAAGGGAGGACCCTATGACTATTGGGGAGAGTAAGGCCGCAGAAAACATGAAGCGACGCCGTTTCTATGCCGCGGCTATGAGCGTCAACGCGCTCATCTGGTCCGCCATCCTCGCGGGCCTGGCTTACGTGGGCTTGATCGGCCCCGCAGCGTGGGCTGTAGCGCGGCAGGAAGCAGTGCTCGGCCAGGTGTTTACGGGTTGGCTGACGAAGGTCAACATGCCGGCCGTCCTGTGGGAGCACGGGACCGTTTTCATCTCCTCCTACTCGGGAGGCACAGCGCACCTCACGTCGGGGGAGACCGTCGCGATCGACGACATCACGGTCACTCACCCCCTCAACGTGATCGCCGAACGCGCCGTTACTGCGAACACCGTGACAGCAGCGATCGTTGTGGGCTTCGTCCTGCTACTCGCAATCCTCCTGCGTCCCGCCGACATCACGGACGTGAGCCTCCTGGAAAATGACCTCACGTGGGCATTCGAGTGGCCCACACCGACGACGAGTGAGAAGCAGCGCCAGAAGTCCCGCGCGCGTCGCCAGCAGCGGCTAGAAGAGTTCGCCGCGGCCCAGGCAGAAGCCGACACCACCGACGCTGAAACCAATGCTGATACAACCCAGAACCGCGCGCAGGAACGCCCCGCAGGTGTCGAGTTCCTGGAAACCCGACTCTCGGAAGGAACCGCCAATGAATGAGCCGCTTATCGTCGCGTTCGCCGCGGCCCTCGTCGCGTCCGCAGCCTTCATGGTCGCCACCGTCGTCCTCATGGGTGACACGGCCTTCAAGCGCAGCGCAGACACCCTCAGCGCCACACTCACAGTCGCACTCATCAGCGCCGCCTTCGCCTCCCCGATCTTCACTCCCGCCACCTACCAGGTGCCCGACGTGATCCACGCCTGGGTGAACTTCGGCCTCGCAGCACTCGCGCTGCTCCTAATGATGGTCACGGTGTGGAACATGTTCCGCCGCTACCCCGACGTGCCCCTCACAATCCACTGGAGCGCATGGGCCATCAACGGCATCCTCGGATACGCCCTATGCGGCTTCATCCCCACCATCCACTTCATCCACACCATCAGCCCGTGGGTCTGAAAGGAACAAGATCATGAACAGCGATAAGCGGAAGCCATCAATATTGCGGGCTGTGGGCGTAATCCTATTCCTCGCGTTTTTCATGGCCTCCCTCATGTCCAACTGTAACGGGGTGGGCGCGATGTTGCAGCGAGCGAACGAGGCCCGCTCCTCCCGCAACGTGGACACCAGTGCCGTCGCTGAAGGAACCCTCAGCGACCTCAACAACCTGACCGTCAACGACAACCCCACACCTCCCGAGAAGTACAACCGGGTGGAGCAGTTCGGCCCCGCCTGGAAGGACGTGGACCATAACGGCTGCGATACGAGGAATGACATCCTCGCCCGCGACCTCACCGTCCAGGGAAAGCGTAACTCCTGCGTCATCACCGCCGGCCAACTCGCAGACCCCTACTCGGGCGAGCGGATCGACTTCCGCAAGAAGGATGCATCGAAGGTCCAGATCGACCATGTTGTCGCCCTCGAGAACGCCTGGCAGTCCGGCGCATACAAGCTCACCCAGGAAGATCGTGAAGCTCTTGCCAACGACCCCGACAACCTCCTGGCCGTCAACGGCCACGACAACATGACTAAGGGCTCCAAGAGTGCAGACCAGTGGATGCCGCCAAAGGTAGACTACGCCTGTGCCTACGCCTCTAAGCAGGTCCAGATCAAGACCCGCTACGCTCTCACAGTGACCACAGCAGAGAAGCAGGCCCTCGCCGACGCGCTAGCAACCTGCACCACCAACTAGAAAGGCCCATCCCAATGGCATTTACGACAGCGCAGAAGCGCGAAGTAATCCAGGCGAAGTATCCGACTGCCAGCAACATCGCCGTGAGCGGCAACGTCTTCTTCGCCGCCTTCCCTGATGCGGAGCCCATCATCGGCTGGCTCCACGCTCGCCCAGGTGCCTACCTGTTGGTGCGAGCCGCAGCACGAGTAACCACCTGCCCGGAACTGTCCACCGTCCCGCCCCGCTGGTTCCTCGACGCGGCATGGGAATACGCGCACAACGCCGACGCTCGCACCAAGTGGTACTTGAAGACGCTCAACTGCGCCCGAGAGACATTCCCCTCAAGGAAGGGTACCCGCTGGATCCGCATCAGCGAAACCCACCCATTCTTCAAGGACTCCGGCGGCTGCTCCCACTTCGAGATCTCAGGCAAAGAGAAGGTGTTTCGAGGGATGCGCAACGGAGTCGATACAGTCAAGACCTTCCCGAAGGCCAACCTTCTTTCCGCTCTAACGGAAGCGCCTGGCCCCATCGAGCACAGAGTGGATGCGTGACCGCCATGGCTTTCACGACAAAGGAAGTGCGCCCCGTCTTCGAGCGCAATTTTGGTGCAACTCGCAGATTCGTCGTTAAAGGCAACCTAGCATTCGCCGTTCTTGAGGCAGGCGAGCCAGTGTTCGGCTTCGTCGGTCCTGCTGCTCTGCCTCGTGTGGAGTCGTGCGTGAGCCTCAACAGCCACTCAGTTCCTCTGGACGTGGTGCCGCCCCAGTGGTTTGCGAAAGTGGTAAGCGAGCGCATCTCTGGCATGTCTACAGAGGTGCAGCGAAACTACTGGACTACGCTCGTTGCAGCCAGCAAAGCCCTCGGTGGCAACAGTGGGCATATCCAGCTTGGCGAGCAACACCCATTCGCACAACACGCGAGAGCCGTGAGCCTCACCGTGCTCGGGAATCGAGTTGAAGCCGCAGATCGACATGGGGGCAGGGTGGGCGTCTACACGAAGCCAGGCATCATGCACGCCCTCACCTCACAACCGGGGCCGATCATCTCCTGGTCCTAGCTAACTCGTCACTCAGCGTAGGCGGCACCTCTCCTCTGAATACATCGAGGGGAGGTGCCGCACTGTGCGGTTACGTACAAGGAATCAACTGAAAGGAACAGTAATCATGACACCAAAACGAAAGCGCCCCACCGACCTCACCCGCAACACGGTCCATGCGCAGAAAGACCTCGCTCGCGTCCTGCGTGCCTGGGCTGACGACCTCGAGAAGGGAGGCGCAGACATGGATGCACTCGCTCGGAAGGGCACGCTTGCTGCGTGGGCTCAGAGGCGCGCGGAGCGTCAGATGCGACATGTGGGTTCAGCGTTTGAGCGCGTGATTACATGCGCGTCGGAGGCTGATCGTCGAGGCGTGTCTGGTGGCCGGTGAGGTCACTGTAGGGAGTCCCCAGAGCTGTTGGTTGGTGGTTCTGGGGTTTTCTCAACCCTAAATGGCATGTGACCTACTTAACCAATTAGGGGGATGTTAGTGCTTGCGGGCAAACTAACCCACAAGCTATGATCAAACCAATAACCCAGTCACACGAGAAGGAGACACCCTCATGACCACCAACACCGCCATCGACTACACTAAGCTCGCCGACACTGCGGCCAAGACCTACACGACCTCCCGAGATGCGCGCTCCCGCGCCATCGCCAACCTCGCCGTCGTAGACAGCGACCGACGCGGCTACCAGGACATCATCACCGCCGACGGACACATCGACATGCCCCTATTCGCCGCCTGGTTCACCCAGGACGAGAAAAACGAGATCGCAGAGCGGGCAGTCGCCTACTACCTGGCCGCCAACAAGTTCGAGGAGTACACGCGAGGCACTATGCGCTACTTCGAGGACGCGATGGCCACCAGCACTGCGCTCGCCCTCATCACCGAGGTCCACCGCCTCATCCACCAGGACAGTAACATGGGTGCTCTCTTGCGCGAACTACGCGACAGCGAAGAGGGGCAGGAACTCGCCGTCTATCCCGACTTCTCTAAGATGTTCGCGTTTGTCGCCAATTCCGAGTGCCGCGCCAACAGCGCCAAGGGCGCTCTTCTCGATAGCGCATCTGACACCCTCCGCAAGGCAATGGCACCCTACAACAGGGACGCTGTGACGCTCATGCTCATCCGCTTCTTCAAGAGAGACACAGACGAGCATGGAAACCTCGTCTACGACAACCACTACTTTAACCTCCACACACTGCACGATGTTGAACTCAACAACAACATGCGCGCATCCGAGTCACAGTTTTGCACAGTCGATACCATGCTAACGAGGCACTTCTACATGGAAGCCAGGAGCCGCCTCAGCGACTCCATCTCGCGCGCCACCAAGAACATGCAGGGGCGTATCAAGAACGGACTGGGCACACTGGGCAACTAAAAGAAGACGGACACGCAGAGAGAAAGGACAAGACATCATGACCGCCATCACCGCCACCCCCGCCCGGGCCCGACTCGCCGACCCCCAGACAAGCTGGGATGCGGCCCTCACAGTCAACGCCACGAAGTCGTGGCTCCTCTTCGCAGAACTCAAAACCATCGAAAAGGAAGAGTGGATCTGTGAAGAGGTGACCGACGAAGCCTTCTTCACCAGACTTACCCCGTCTCGCGCTCGAACCATCGTGTCCGACTGGAAGAAGCAGGGCTACATCGAAACGCTGCCCAAGCGCGCCAAGACATCCACTGGGCGCACCGCCCAGCTCCACCAGCTCACGCCAAAGGGGCGCGAACTCGTCGCAGTTCTCCGAGACATCAACCGAAAGGACAGTCAGTGACAGAAGAAGACCCAGCCCCACCAGCGGCACCATCAGCGGCGGAAACGCTCGCGCGCCTACAGCTCACCCTTAAGGCACGCCAGACCAGCGCCGCCCATGCTCTCATTACAAGGGCGCGCATCAACGCCCGAAACTACCCGTCGGAAGCAACCACGCCTCCACGAATCTCACGCAAGAAAGGCAAGAACAATGGCACCACGTAAACCGAAGAAGATCCCCAAGGTTCTGAGTGGAGATGACTGGGTGGAGATTGCCCCTGTAGTCCTCGCGCTGGCCAAGTACTTCAAGGGTCTCATCAAAGAAGCCGAAGGACCAGCCCGTGAGTACATCATCAAGGAGCTGGACAGTTTGTTCCCTGTAGTTGCAGAGAAGGGCGGGCTCAAGATTGACGCGGACGCAACAGGTAACTCGGGCACCCTCTCCTACAGGGGTCCGTCGCGAAAGGCTGGCACCGGCCTTGAGGTCGAAAACGCCCTAGGGCTTATGCTTTGGTGCGAGGAGCATGGCATCGACCACGGTGCGCAGCCGTCTGTCGTGTTCCCCGAAGAGTTCATCAAGAACCTGGAGAAGCTGGTCGAACAGAACGGAGGTGTTCTTCCCGACGGCGTCGTGGATACCACGGCGTATACGAAGGAAACCTTGGTCGTTCGAATGAGTGAAGATCAGGAGAGGCACCTTTTGGAGAAGAAGGGCGGCATGACGCTGAAGGACTTCTATCGACTGCTCACCTACGACATCGATCCCAAGAAGAAGTAAAACTTCTACCACGTCCACTACATGTAGAGAAAGGTTACCTACATGTCCCACAAGACCACCAACGCACAGCCCGCCGCTAAGAAGGCTGCATCCAAGACCCGCGCCTCCAAGACTGTTGAGAAGGCTGAGGAAACCCCTACGATCTCGTATGAGATGCCCGGCTACAAGGCGCTCAGTGAGGAGGAAATGCGTCGCGACTTGGCCGAAGCTGGCATCTACGCCCAGGCACACGCGCTCGTGCCTTATCAGATGCGAGGAAACACAGGTGACATGTATCTGCTCATGCAGATCGCCAAGCACCTGAACATCCCCCTCATCACCGCCCTGCGTGGCCTGTCATTCATCGGCGACAAGGACGTGAAGCCCGCAATGACGGCGCAGCTCATGTCCGCGCTCGTCCGCAACGCAGGCCACACGCTCCGCGAACAGTGGGACCAGGAGACCAACACGGCCACCGCCACCCTCATCCGCAAGGACGACCCGTCGTTCGAGCACGTCGCCGTCTGGGACGAGGAGAAGGCCCGCGTCGCTGGCCTGTGGGAATCGACCCCCACGTGGGTCCAGTACCCGAAAGCCATGCTCACCGCCCGCGCCATGAGCGAGGTGTGCCGTCACGCAGCATCCGAAGTCCTCCTGGGCTTCAGCTACGTGCCCGAAGAGTTCCAGACCGCCGAGTCGGCCTCGCGTGTCCTGGACATGCGTGAGCAGGTGAAGCACGACATGACCCGACTGAACCTGTCGAGCGAGAAGGTCGCCGAAGTCCTCGACGGCGTGACCCTCCCCGGCATCCCCGTCGCCCTCATGACTCCGCGAGAGCTGGAAGAAGTCAACGCCCGCATCGGCGTGATCGAATACGAGCGCGACAAGGACAAGATCGACAACGTGCGCGAGCGCATCCAGAAGGGCCTCGACCTCCTGCACCTGACCGAAGGCGCGTTCGCTGAAATCGTGCGCCGCAACGTGCGCCCCGGCAGGGGATACGACACGATGAACCTGCGCGAGGCCGAGCAGGTGCTCGACGTGCTCATCCGCCAGGCGAAAAAGTCGGGTAACCGCTCTGGTCAGCGCCAGCCTTCCCAGCAGGCTCCGGCCCAGCAGCCCATGCAGCAGCAGGCCCCCGCCCAGCCCGCCCAGAGCGCCCAGCAGCAGGCTCGCCCGCAGGCACAGCAGGCCCTCCAGCAGCGCCCAGAACCGGCCCCACAGCCCCAGCAGACCCCCGCGCCCGCGCAGGAGTCCTACGGCCTCTACGACGAGTCTCAGCGTCCCGAGCAGTACCCGCCGCTCGGCTCCCAGAAGCCGAAGGGAGTATCTGGCCCCATGGGCATGATCCAGCGCACCATGCGGACCCAGGGCCTCTCCGAGGATGAACTGCCCATCGTCCTCGCTTACGTCTTCGGTGACAAGCAAGTGAACGTGGATGAGCTGACTATGGACGAAACGACCGCCGTCCTTGCTGGCATCCAGCGCTACGCAGCAAAAGCCGGAGCCCCGGAGCCTACCGCTGAACTCCCCCTCAATGGTGACGCGCCCGCCGACACGGACAACCTGGACGACCTGGAAGCGTCCTACAGCGCACAGGGAGGCGAGGTGAACGACGATGAGTCTGAGACGTGGAACGAAGGCTGGCCGGAAACGGCAAAGCCCGGCGGCGGCGCGAACCAGTAGTGGCCCGAGCCAGCAAACCCGCGAACTCATCTACGGGCGCGACATGTGGCGGTGCGCTCGATGCGGCAAGGATGTCACCTACATCCAATCCAGCATCCAGCACCGCAAAGCCCGCGGCATGGGCGGCACAAACGACCCGTCGATCAACAGCCCCGCAAACCTCATCGTCCTATGCGGCTCCGGCACCACTGGATGCCACGGCCACGTCGAAGTGAACAGGCGCGAAGCCCGCAACTACGGGTGGGCGGTCTCCCAATACGCGGACCCCCACGATGTGCCCGTCCAATACAAGGACGGCCTGTTCCTCCTTGACGATGCCGGTCACCGCATCCCCACCAAATAACCACACAAACCACCACCTGAAAGGGGTGAACTCATGTCAAAACGGATCTACGTCGCATTGCCTCTTGGCTACACGCGCGAGACCTCCTACGCAGCCGAAGACGCTCTCAGGCTCCTCGGCTACGAACCAGCCAACCCAGCCGACAACGGCACCAACGACCGAGCCAACCTGTGTATGCTGACCCAGTGCGACGGCGTACTCCTCACTCCCAACTGGGAGACCAGCCCCATGAGCATGATCGCCGTTACCGTCGCCCACCACCTCGACATCCCTGTTGGTACATACGATCAGTGGTCCGCCCGCCCCGCAGCAGGGGGGCAGTGATGAGCCGCAACGACCAGGACAACGGAGCGCTCAGCTCTCTCGTCATGCCCGAAGCCTGGACCGAGAGGGCCGCGTGCGTGGGAGCCCTCAACCCCGACGCTTGGTTCCCCGAGCGCGGAGCAAACGGCAACATGGAAGCTCGCCTCGCCCTGAGAGCCTGTGCTGACTGCCCCGTCAAGGATCTGTGTCTCAAGGAAGCGCTCGCCCAGGGCCCCTCCTGCGAGGGAATCTGGGGCGGCACCACGCACGCCGAGCGACGCAAGATGCTCCGCATGGGCTGCAAGACCCTCGAGGAGTACAAGGCCCTCACTGAGCCGAAGATCGAGGAACCCGCCCAGGCCCCCGAACAATCCGAGCAGGACACGCCCACCGTTGAACCTGCCGCCCCCGTGAAGGACAAGACCACAACCTTCCCCGACATCCTCTCGGAGGTGATGCAACTGCCTGGGAACTACACAATCGGAAGCCTGTTCTCGGGCTATTAACGGTGGCCTAGACCTCGGCGTACAACTCGCCCTCGGCCCCGCACGCCTCGTATGGGTGAGCGACATCGAACCCGGACCCCAAGCCATCCTCGCCCACCATCACCCAGATGTGCCCAACCTTGGGGACATCACGCGAATCGACTGGACGAAGGTTGAACCCGTAGACGTAATCTGCGGCGGCTCACCCTGCACCGACCTCTCGCTCGCCGGCGCTCGAGCTGGCATGACCAAGGGCACCCGCTCAGGACTGTGGGAGTCCATGTTCCACGCAATCACCGCTATCCGCCCCAGGCTAGTCGTCTGGGAAAACGTCCAAGGAGCGCTCAGTGCATCAGCTTTTAGCCTCATGGAACCAGAAACGGGACATCTGGGAGGACGGACAACCGGACCTGTTCTCCGAGCACTCGGGCGTGTACTCGGAGACCTTGCCAGCATCGGGTATGACGCGACGTGGACAGTTGTTCAGGCTTCCGACGTTGGAGCGCCCCACAAGCGGGCCCGAGTCTTCGTTGTTGCTCACCCCCACGGCGAACCTTGGCTCGAACGGTGGGAGCCAACCACCCGAGAAACGCCGGGCGGGCGGTCATGGCCCGACGTTAGCGGACGTGATCGAACACCTCGAACCCTGATCCCCACACCAACCGCATCAGACTGGAAGGGCGGCTACCACCAGGAGGGGAAGGGGATGAGCCTGTCTCAGGCAACCAAGCTCCTCCCCACTCCCGTCGCCCAGGCCCCAGGGAACACTGCCGAAGCACACCTACGGAAGAAGCCAGGCCGCACACAAGTCACCGACTTGGGCATCATCGCCCGCGAAGGCCTCTTCGCAACCGGAGGGAACCTTCTACCCACCCCGCAGGCCACCAACGCGACATATTCCTCCAACGGCTACGGCCCCAACCTGCACGAAACAGCAGGAACCCTACGCGACAGTTTCGGCCCCTACGCGCCTGCCGTCGCCCACTGGGAAACCGTCACCGGGCGTGCAGCTCCAGCCCCGACAGAACCCCCTCTACGCGAGGGTGGCAAACCGCGCCTGTCTGTCCGCTTCGTCGAGTGGCTCATGGGACTGCCCGACGGGCACGTCACGGGCGTAGGCCTCTCGCGCGAGAAAACCCTGCGCGCCCTCGGCAACGGAGTTGTCCCACTGCAAGCAGCCGAAGGGATCCTGCGAGCCCTCCAGCAGGAACGCCAAGTCGCCCTCGAGGAAGGCTGGCCTGAATACACTCAACCAACCAGCAAGGAACAACCATGAACGCCGTCGCATACATCACCACACGCAACCACAAGGCAGACGCAGACCACCTCAACAGGCAAGGCCTGCACGTCACCGTCGAAACGGACCCAGACGGAACGCCATTCCTTGCGCTCACAGTGCCGAACGGGCACCTGCGCGGGCTGTGCTACGTGAACCCAGGCGACGCGATCGTCTGGAACGCCGACCACAAGCCATTCTCCCCCACCGTCGTACCAGAGCCACTTGTGTCGGCCATCAAGAGGTACATCCAATCAACACAGAAGAAGTCGCGCCGATGAACGCTGAGGACATCCTCAACGCCCTACGCCACCACTACCCGACAGCGGCGTTCGTACCCGAGCTCACCATCAACGTGGCGTAGAAGAACCTGTGCGTGACCTGTCGCCAGGCGCGGACCTTGGCGAGGCTTTCTCTCTTCGCATCGGCCCGGCCCACCTTGATCTCGATAGCTGTGCGGATGCGCTTGTCGAACGTCAACTACCGCGACGACTAGCGTCGCGGTTTGTCCCTGCCCGGCGGTAAACGAGGGGCCGATCAACGTCGGCTTCTCTCCCGCTTTTATTACCCATTGCTGGGCTGGCGGAACATCTGGGGTGGTTGACAGCACCCCGCCCATGTCAGACCTTGTCCGACTGGGATTCAACGAGACTCTGGTATCCGAGCCGTTGAATGTTCATCGCAGCTACGCGGTCATCGTTAGACCTGTAGCCACAGTTCGAGCAGTGGTATTCGTGCAACCGCTTATCCCTGTTCGCCTTGCGTACTGTGCCGCATTTCGGGCAGGTCTGACTCGTATAACGCGGGTCAACCACGATGACGGAATGCCCGGCCTTCTTGGCCTTGTATTCGATCATCTGGCGTAGCTGGTGAAACGCCCAACTGACCTGCACATACCTGTCTTGCACGCGGACTTTTTCGGTTGCGTGACGAACACCTTCAAGGTTTTCCAACGCGAAGAGCGTGGGCTTGGACTGTCGGCTGACGAGTGCCTTAGAGACCTGATGATTCACGTCTCTCATCCAACGGTTTTCTCTCTTGCCGATGTTCCTGAGCCTGCGTCTTGCGCTGCGCGTCCCCCTCTTTTGTAGGGAGGCGCGTAGCCTCTTGTAATGCTCGCGCTTGCTTTTCACCTCCTTCCCGTCGTAGAAAACGGTGCTCCCGTCACTGTCGTAGCTGGTGGCGAGGAAACGGATACCCAAGTCCACTCCGACGACTTGCTGTGGTCGGGATGGTTCGGGTAGTTCCACGGTGCTAGGAATGAGCAGGAGCCACTTCCCGTTCCGGTTCAACAGTCGGGCCGTACCGAACTTGCCGTGGCGGTATGGTTCGGGCATATGAGTCCAGTCAACGGGGACTTTGATTCGCCCTGCAAGAGTATTCACGCTCAATCGCCCGTCTTTGAGGATGCTGTAGTCTCTGTTCCATACGAGGTCGTAGCCGGGGGAATGGTATTCCGGTTGGCTGGTCGCCCACGGGCTTCCGTGCATGGCTTTGATGGTCCGATAGTTCCCGATGACGCGGATTATGGACGATTGCGCCATCTGTGCTCCCACGTGGTATTCATCGCGGAGCCTACGGTAGACAAGCTGGTTGAGCGTTTTCTGGCTGAGTGTCCTATGCTCCCACGCTGTTTTGCTGGCCGTGTTGCAGCAGTCAAGGTAAGCGGAGCATGTGTCGGAGAGTGTCTTAGATTGGTCGGGAGTCGCTTCGACACACACTGCGTAGGTGAGCGTATTAAGCATGTGCCTCTCCCTTACCTGGTATTAGTTTCAATGACTGTTATTATAGTAACAGGTTATTGAAAGAAAGGGAAGGTGATTCCTCCCCGCCCACAAGAGGCTGGGAGTCCTCGCCAAAAAATCATGAACCCGCGAATCACGCAAGCCCTACGCCCAGCCGAAGATGGGGCCATGAAACGCAAGAAGAAGCTCCGCTGGGGCAAGACCAGCTGGTGCGTGAAACCGCCCCGCAAGATCCGGTACCGCACCAAGCTCGACGCGAAGCTCGCCCTCGCCTCCACGCAGCGTTCGCGTAACCCGCGACGTGAAGAGCGCCGCTACTACAGGTGTCCAGCGTGCAAGGGCTGGCACCTCACCTCACACTGACTACCGCACGGTAATAAACAGTGTCGCTTTGAGCGCTTGGGTCTCGTTCTCCACGGGGGCTAGACCCGAGTAAAGCGAGCCGCATAGTGCATAACGCTTGCCCGAAAGAGTTGATATATGGCCGAAAGGTGCGCTTTGGGGAATATGTTTCTACGCTCTGGTTTAGGTTCGCGCGCTATAGTAGTCCATTTGGCGCAAGGTAAGCATAAATGCACTATGACCCACTTAACCAAATGTGGGGATAATGTGCCCCCAAAACAGTGGTACCGTTGCCACAACAAACCATCCATGCAGAAAGGAACGTCACCATGGAACAGAACCAGATCCTCGGATACCTCGGGGGCCTTTTTCAAAAGAACGCGCCGATCACCGACGAGGTGTTCAGCGCGCTCAAGGAATGCCTGACCCCCTACAACGTCGGCGAAAATACGAAGGTGTCCGGCGACACCGTGCGTATCCGCGCCGCCATCGACTCCCTCGGATTCCGACACGGCGTCAACCTCGACGCATACGTCGAATACCAGGAGAATGAGGGAGAAACACCCACTGTCTTCCTCACCATCGAGTCCGAAGAGGGCTACCGTTCGTCTCGTCACTCGAAGCTAACCTTCAAGATCAGCGAGAGCGGATACGCGAGCACTATCCTGGAGTGTTCCAGCCGTGACGGTGAAGGCTGGTATACGTACCAGATCCCCACCATGCTCGGTGTGGGAACGGCGTATTACGCGCTTCTCGCGTGGGAGGAGTACCAGGGGATCAAAGCTGGCCGCCTCGATGCGGTTCCTGCTGATGATGAATGGAGCAGTTATCTCGAAGACTACCCTGAAGCTGACAACGATGAGCGTACAGAGGAGGAGAAGCTTACGTCGGCGCTCCTGCTCCTGGCGCAGGGTGCCGAAGAAGTCAGCGACGAGGACGACGAAGACGAGGAGGATGCGTGAACGCCACCTACCTGCCCCCGACCACCAAGGCGGTCTCTCTCGCCTCCCTGCTCCAGGTCCACTTGGATCAGGCAGAGCGCGTCACTGATCCACTCACTCATTTGGAGAACATCTCCATGGGTGGCCTGCGAGTCATCGACCGCCGCAACGGTCGCGCTTATCTGCGTGACGGCTCCGCCATCACTGCTCGCAAGAAGAGCAGGAACGCTGAGTGGGTCGTTGAAGCGCGCGGCCCAATCAAAAAGAAAGGACAGTTCATCCGATGAGTTATCGACGGTGGATCTCGGACGTAACGTTCGAGGCGGGCGATCTCTCCAAGGCAACCTTCACGCGAGCCGACGAGGAGATATTCGAGCAGTGGCTCGTCAACTACATCGCCACTCACGACGAGCTCAGCAAACAGGGGGTCAGGGGCTACATTTACCTGATGTTCGCCTGGGACTTCACCTACGGCCCCGACGGGCGACTCGTAGGCTTGTCAGCCCATTTCCCCTGGAATGACGATTACGTCCCTAGCTTCTTCCCTATCGAGCTGGCTGGAATCAGCCGTTTCTTCCGCGAGCGCGGCGTGCGCTTCAAGCTGGTCTTCAACAAGGCTGGTGAAGAGGACGATGATCGCTCGCAGATCACCACCACCCACGGCGGCGTGTGGGAGGCTTACGGGAAGCTCGTCTACGGCAAGCGTGAACGCATTGCCTAAGTCGATCACAGTGTGGGTGCCGGGTAAACCCGAGACGCAGGGCTCTACCCGGTGCTTCACGCCCCAAGGATCACGCAAGCCGGTCATCGTTCACGACAATCCCCGGCTCGGAGCGTGGCGCACCGCCGTCACCTTCCTTGTCAAGCACGCCGCCCACAAGGACCGCTGGGAGACCCCTCTGGACGAGCCAGTCGAGGTGGTCGCTGAGTTCTACCTCCAACCTCCTAAACGACCACGGTTTGAACTCCCCGCCGTCAAACCTGACCTCGATAAGCTCCAACGAGCGATCGGCGACGCCCTCGGCAACGGGATCCTCAAAGACGACAGCCGCATCGTCCACTGGAACGTGTGGAAGCACTACGGCATAAAACAGGGCGTGAAACTCACGCTCACCAGACTCACTCAGGAAGAAGTCACCAGACTCGCTCAGGAAGGAGAAGATGAACAATGATGAAGACAGCGAAAACTACGCTGCGGAGCGCACTAGGAACCGCCCTGTTCGCCCTTGGAACAGTCTCCACGCTCGCGTGGCTCATCGGCTTCGGCAGCGGCCTCGTAGCCTTGTGCTCAGCACTGTTCTACCCCTCCCTCGTCGTCGATGCGGCACTCCCGCTCCTTGGAGCTGGGGCCGTCAGCTTCGCCGTCAGGGGTATTTCCATCTTCGGCTTACGCCTCATGGCCCCGAAAGACAAACGTCAACCCCTCCGAACCGACCTCATCGGATGGATCGGCTTCATTGACAACGAGACCCTAAGTATGACGCTAGATGCAGGAAAGGAAGTACCAGATGGGTACGCGAAGACCACCAACTGACCAGCCGCGCCCCTGCCAGCTCAGGCGAACCCCCGAAGCCATGCAAGTCACCAGCGACAACCTGCGCCAAGTTGCCAAATGGTGCCACGGTGTGCTGCGAACCGAGGGCGGCAAGATCGCCCTCATCGAAGTCACAAACACCACCACATCACAGTCCACCGTCGCCCACGTCGGCGACTACATCGTGCGCCGATACCGCGGCAATCGATCCATCTTCGTCCCCATTCCGCCAGAGGAGTTCGAGCAGGAATGGACACTCCGACCCATCAAGAAGGAACCCCGATGAGCAACAACGACAACGAGCTCCGCATCAGCGGAAACCTGACCCGCGACCCCGAGCTGCGCTACACCCAGTCCGGGAAGCCCGTCGCATCATTCACCGTCGCTGTCAACCGCCGAGTCCGCGACCAGTCCGGCAACTGGGTGGATGGCACCACTCTCTTCGTGCAGTGCGTAGCCTGGGAACAACTCGGCGAGAACGTCGTAGAGTCCCTGCGAAAGGGCGCGACTGTCGCCGTCTCTGGCAGAGTCGAGCCCAAGGAGTACGAGTCGAACGGTGTGAAGGTTCGTGGCTTCGAACTGATCGCCGACGATGTCAGTGTCTCCCTGCGCCGCCAGCAGGCCACCGTCAAGAAGACCACCCCCTCACCCAGCGGTCAGGGTAACGGCTACAACTCCTACAGCCCCAACACTCAATATACGACAGACCCCTACAGCACAGGGGCACCTTTCTAGCCCAGACAGGACACAACAATGGCCAGCGCCTCCCACATGTTCCCGTTCATACTCACCCTCCCCGACGGGACCCTCCACGATACAGTCCGCATCTACGCGGAAACCCTCGAGGCCGTCGCAGAATGGTGCGGCGGGGAAGTGGGAGGCGCAGCCATCCCCGGCAAAGGCACCGTCGCCGGCATCCTCTACCCCACAGGTAAAGGCCACGATGCGTTCGCGCCCGTCGGCTCCTACCTTCTACGGGGAGCCATCTCCACCCAGCACATGAGCGCCGAAGAGTTCAACAAGATCTACACGAGCCTCTGACAGTCCATGCCCACCCCAACTGCGCAGCAGATCATCGCCGCAGCACGCCGCAACGCAGCCATGCTCCCGTCTGAGCAAGCCGCCGCCCGCGAGCGCCGCAACACGGCGCGCAAAGCCGCTCGCAAAGCCCGCGAAGCGGCCAAACCAGTGCGCGCCGCCCGAGAACTCCCACCGATCGACGGTGCGCACTGGGTGAAGCGACGCTACGGCTCCAACTGGATCTACCCAGCAGTCCAACTCACCAGCCCCCATGTCGCACGTCTCATTACCCAATGGGCACCACGCGCCACCCGCTACGTCGAAACCCCCTCCATGTGGGGCCTGTACGTGTGGAACAGCAGGCGTGGACCTGAACCTGTTCTCGCGCAAGAAGGTCAGTATATTGTGCGCACAAAGTATGGGCTACGAGTAATGCAACCAGCCGTTTTCCAGCAGCTTTACGAACCCTTCGCGCCACAAAACAAGTAATGCTCACCTAGTGGCAGGCAATGCCTGTAACCACAACGAAACAAAGGTGACAACAACCACACTACGCGCATTAAAGAGACATTTTTAGTTGCAAAACAACCACTTTCGCAACCATCACAAACTAATACGCCAACAAAAATCAGAAAATACGCTTGAAAAACATTCAGCGTACATATAGGCTTTCCACGAAAGCACGGAGTGAGGGAGCATCACTCCCTCCATCAACACAGAAGGAGAGACATTCTTGTCTACCAAGGTTATGAAGCGTTCGGCCCTCACGAAGGCCGTCACGCTATTCGCGCTCGCGGGTCTGGGCGTTATCGCCCACCCCGTAGCGGCGACGTTCGCCACTCCCGAAAACGCCACCGACGACACGCCCGTCGCTGCCCCCGCCCGCTCGGGCAACGACATCACCGGAAATGATGGCGGCGCATCGACCGCCACCGGCGGCATCCAGATCGACGGCGTGCGCGCCACCCGCGAGTATGACAAGCCGAGCGTCGGATCGTCGGTCAAGGTCCACGTGGACTACTCCGGCAAGAAGGTCACCCAGGGCGCGACCTTCACAATCAGCCTGGGCGAGGGCCTTAAGGTGCCCGCAGGCATGAATAAGGTGCCTCTCAAGGCCACCACCCTTGACGGCTCCCACGAGGAGAACATCGGCGAGTGCACCGTCACCGACAATGCGCTCAACTGCGAGATCACCGCAGACATCGCTACCGCCCTCGGCGGTAACGGCGACCTCAAGGCCGCATACGTGGACTTCCAGGCGGCTATCGACTCCTCTGCCACCGGCAAGAAGTCCGTCGAAATCACCGTCGCTGGCACCACCTACACGGTGTCCATGGGAGAAGGCGTCGTCGGTGAGGGTTACGAGAAGGATCCCGGTAAGGGTATGTGGTCCGACGGCATGGAGAATGGCCTGCACCGCCACCGCGGCTTCATCTGGACAGGTGAACTCCCCGGCGGCACCGCTGTCACCATCACCGACACGAGCGCCGACGTGATTGCCAGCAAGGCGTACTGCACAGCAAATCATTCGTGGGCAAAGAAGGATGAGATTGTCGCGGACAACAACAAGCTGTCCGCAGACAAGCACACCATCACCTTCACCGTGCCGGCAGGAGACAACATCAATTGCCGTGTCGCCTTCAAGATGCTGACAGAGGGCCTGGACGCCCACAACGAGGCCACCGTCAATGGCGCAACCTTTGTCGCCGATAACAAGTGGCGCGCGAAGGGCGGCTCCGGCGGCTCCACGGACGAGGATGCAAAGCCCGTCGAGCCTGCTCCTACGCCGGATCCGACCCCGGAACCTCCCAAGCCGGACCCGAAGCCTACCCCAGAGCCCACGCCTGAGCCGTCTGAGCCTCCGGCTCCCACACCCGAGCCTTCGGAGCCCCCGGCCCCCACCCCGGAACCTTCAACGCCTCCGGTCACCCCGGACCCCGAGCCCCCAGCTCCCACGCCGGACCCGACCCCCGAGGCTCCGAAGCCGGACCCCAAGCCTGAGCCGACCCCCGAGGCTCCCAAGCCGGACCCGAAGCCCACCCCGGAGCCGTCTACGCCTCCGGTCACTCCCGACCCGAAGCCCAGCGTTCCTCCGGTCACCCCGGATCCCGAGCCCAGCGTCCCGTCCGTGACCCCGGACCCGAAGCCCTCGGAGCCCCCGGCACCTACCCCTGAGCCCTCCACGCCTCCGGCTCCCACGCCTGAGCCGAAGCCGTCCGAGCCGACCACCCCGGTTACCCCGGACACGCCCAGCACCCCGAACACCCCTCCGGTGACCCCCAAGGCCCCCACGCCTTCCACTCCCGTCATCAATGGCGGACTGGCTAAGACGGGTGCCGACGCTGGCCTGATCGCTGGCGCTGTCGTACTCGCCGCCGCCGGTGGCGCGCTCCTGGTGGCCCGCCGCCGCCAGAACAAGAACTGACACCAGTCAGCCAATAGGGAGGCCCCAGAGATGCAATACTCTCCGGGGCCTCCCCCCTTTTTTATGAGGAGAGGTTTTCCCTTGCCTCACAATGCTTTTAATATTGACGCAGTAATGCGCGTAATGCTACAGTAGGGTATTAAGAAATACCCTCATAGAAAGGAGCAGTAATGCTCAAGAAAACACAGGTCACCGAGCTGATCGACGACATCGACGGCACGCCCGCCACCACCAGCGTCAACTTCAGTGTCGGCGGCACTCAGTACGTCATCGACCTGTCTGAGGCGAACCTGGCCGAGTTCCAGGCCGCACTCGCCCCCTACATCAAGCACGGTCGCCGAGCCGTCGCCCGCAAGCCACGCGGCGTAGCGGGTCGCGCCAAGCGTCAGAACGCGGCAGAGATCCGCGCGTGGGGCATCGAGAAGGGGTACCTCAAGTCCACGCGAGGCAGGCTCGGCCAGACCGTCATCGACGCTTACCAGGCCGCACACAAGGAACGCTGACACTAAGCACATGGGGCAACCAGTCCCTCGCAGAAGACCTCAACGAACAGACGCGCGCGCAGGCCGTCGAGCCATCGCCGCGTACTTCCCCTTCTACTGACAAGAGAGAATCATCATGTACAACCCCAACACGCTCACAACGCTCACTCTCAAAAACGGCGCAAAGATCAAGCGCAGCGCAGATGAGATCGGTGATGCCGTTTTGGCGTCCCCCCAGGCGAAGGTCGCAGAGTTCGACGAACCTGACTACATCCACTTCGAGGTGGAAGAGGGGAGCAACACCATCAGCGTGACTTTCGGTGCGTGCGTTTCTGCCCCTGTTAGCGTGTACCTTAGTGACACGCCACTTCCCGATGAGGAATCCTGGGTCAGGCTCATGTGCGAAGCAGCATGGGATACCACTTCAATGCGCATCAAAGAGGGATCCCTTCACATCGATGACAACAAATTCAACTCCAACGAGGCTGTGGCCGCAAACAGCGAGAGGCTGACGAAAGAAATCGAGCGGCAGGCTCAGGAGGAGATCGTATTTGATCGCTACCAGGTAGCAGAGCGCCTGAGTGGCAGTCTCCCCAGCGGCGAGATCGTGTCCCTTTCCTACCCGTATGATGACAGTGGGGAACCCGGCGGCGGTTACTTCATGGACTACCTCCATGGCGTTCGTCTAGGCCTTGTGGAAAGGCCTGAGCCGTGGGTGCAGGCCCTTGTTGACGATCTGCGCACTCAGTGCCGCGCACTGTTCGACGGCGAGGAAACGTACTGCGACCCGACCAACTCGGAAGCCGGGGACGGCTCTTTCCCCAACGACCTGTACCCCATCCGTAGCAGGATCCGCAACATCCTGCGAGCCGGCATCCGTGGTGACGGCGAATGGGCGGCGTATGCTCCGCTGATCCGCGCAGTCACCCCCGAGACCGTGCGCAAGCTGTACAGGCTCCCAGAAGAACTCCCGCTGCTGAAGGTGGACGAACTGCCGGTCTCCGCCGAAGACACGAAGACCCTAGGAGAACTACTCTCCACCATGGAGCTGATCGGAGTGTCTACGCCCGATCAGGGAAAGCTGGTTGAGCGCTACCAGCGTTTGCAGAAGCTACACGAAGGCTTCACGCACTACACCGACCTCTGGGAACGTCTTGCAGAAGGGGACGCAGGGGAGGATGTGGTTACGCACATCGCCGACTACAACGAGCAAGTCAACTCCATCGAAGACTGCTCCAACGCCATCGCAGACGCACTCAGAGCCGTGGAGCGGACCCTCAAGGTGAACGGCATTCTCCGTTACCTGTACCAGGCCCAGGAGAAGCGCGGTAAGGTCAAGCCCCTGCAAGACCTGGACTGCCTCGCGCTAGGCGCATACGTTCAGGACTCACCCGACGCAGACTCCTTGGGAAGGGTCCATGGTGGGAAACCACTAAGTGAACTAAACACGTTCTTCACGTATGAACAGGATTTCGCTGAAGCTGAGAGCGAGCGCGTGTACAGCGACAACGCTGACTTCCTTGCACGCTATTTCCCATTTCCGGTTATCGCAAACATTCCAGGTATTCGAGCATGGAATAGCCTGAACAGCATTAGCAACGAAAGGCTGGCCGCCCTAACCATCAGCGCGCTAACGCATAATCGAAAGCCATGGTCGAAGGACGCGCATCGTGCTCTAATGACGGCTTTTGTAACTGCGGGAACCTATGACATGTCATACGTAGAGTCTCGTGGTGCAGAGGAATTGTCAGCGGTTGCGCCTCATCATGAGGTACTGGCTCCGCTGGTCGATGCAGCCAAAACGCTGTATAAGGATCTGCACAAGACGTACATGCTCCCGCATAGAGATGACAACACTGTCTATGAAGTTGCTCAAACATTCATTGACGATATTAACGCCATCTTGCCGCTTCTTGACAGCTTGTATGAGCTAAATAAGCAGTGGTTTGCCGTCAAAAACCACCTGCTGCGCGACGGCAGCACAATGGATAAGGAATACGAGCAGGAGAGGCAGGAACGCGCTCAAGTCGTAGATCTCCTTATGAGGAAGCTGGGCCTTGTAGATGCGGACCTGGAACGTGTTGGCCTAAGCCAGCAGCTTCTTCTTGGGGAGAGCAAAGCACTCTCTGAGTTCCTGGTGAAGAAAGAACTTATCCAGGTTTCATGGGTGAACTACCAGTTCATGCGGCCAGAGTACTGGGACGGGAGTCTCCATAGTGCCCGCAATGCGTCACATAAGGGGCTATTCAGAATTGCGGCCCCCGTGTCTACGATTGGGGCGCGTCATGGTGGAGTGCAGGGCATCGTAGTGGCAGAACTTATCCGAGCGTTTGGCTACTCGAATCACTCTCGACGCGATCTCGTTTTCACGAAAGAAGAATCAGAGATGGTTCTTGACTACGTGCGTAACGGCGACATTCAATCAGAGGTCCCCGTCGCTTGGGGAACTCAAGCATCCTACGCTAACGCTTTTAGCCCTCTCTCACGCAAAGTATGGAAGCCCAGCCCACTAGCTAAGGTAGCGGATCAGGCAGCACTCATTAGAGGCTTGTTTACGAAGCTAGACAGTGACGGCCATATCATCATCAGCCAGATGATTGCACCTGATGCGGATGATGCGGGTGCAGCAGATGAGCGTGCACGCTTGGCACGCGAACTCGAATCACACTGGGTATATAACGCCGGCTACTACGGCTGCATTGGCATAGAGAGCGCGCTCATCGCAGTTGGCGGAACGAGCAAGGGTGACACAAGCGTGTGGAACGGAGAAGTAATTCCACACTTCCGAGGAACAATCGGCGACTTTCTCAACGTTGACGAGAACGGCTACGTGGAGATCTCCACACGTGAAGGAGCAGTGTTCTGTGGAGGCGATCCTCGGACACAGTGCACGTATTGGCGGTTGGAGCGCGGTTTCCAATACGAGTTCGTGCGTAGCTACAGGAGATAGACAGAAGATCGCCGGTTGATCGTGCCCGCGCGAAGGGGAGGGGTCTACTTTCGGGTAGATCCCTCCCCTCTTCTGTGTGCGGGGCCTAGTTCAGCTCACCGTAGTGCCCTGCCGTCAGTCGGCGAGAAGGTGGTGGATGAGTGAGGGGCACGTGTAGGGCGTGGCTCCGAATCGTCCCTCGAGGTAGTTCTTGGTGATGTTGCTTCCTGACTGTAGGCCGGTGAAGTCGGAGAGCTGGTAGAGCGTGGTCGCCCCGGCGCTGTTCTTCTCTGTGAACCAAATGCGCTCACGGTTGCAGATGGGGCCGCGGCCAATGTCCATGAGTGCGATGTCGTTGGTCGTGAAGATGAGCTGAGCTCCCGTCTGGTTGACGGTGAAGGTGGTGAACCAGTCGATGATGATGCGACCAAGCTCCGTGTGGAGGGAAGCCGTCAGATCATCCACGACAAGCACCTGCCCGCTGGTGAGCGCGTCAACGGCTGCGGCGGCGAGCGCTAGCCACACGATGCTCCCAGAAGACGCTGAGAGCGCCGTATGGGAGACTGCGTGCTCACCGTAACGGAACTCGAGGAGGTGGGGGAGAGTCTTCGCGAGCGCAACCTCCGCATCCTCCCTGTCCACCGGGGCGTGGCGTGCAGATAGCGCTGGCCGCTGGGGGGCGCACAGCTCAATGCTCGTAGTGCCAAGGTCTGCGACTTGAGCGAGCGTGCTCAGGGCCGTCGTGTCGAGGCGGCGCGACAGAAGGTGCCTGGCGATATGCAGGTATGCGTCCTCCATCGAGGGATCGCCAACACGGAAGACCTTGACCCCAGTCGTGAGCGCGTCGCGGACGGACTTCACCTGCGGGTCGCCCATGAGGGACGCTCGAGTGAGGACCAGTTCGTTCGCGTTGACATGGGGGAGGGCTTTCAAGCCTGTCACAGCCCCGTGCGCGTCGCGCGAGTAGATGGTGTTCCACCGCTTGCGAGCGACGCGCAGGCGCTCCCCTGCAATGCCGTCTGCGTTCCGGGACAGGCTGTACTCGTAGCGCATGTCATCGAGGATGAACTCAACGCCGTAGTAGGTGGGCTTTGATGCGTTGTAGGGCGTGTAGGGGAGTGCGTTCGCCCCCAGGGGCAGGAGGGTGGCAATCGCGCTCTGCATGTGGTGGAAGGCTTCGAGGATGTTTGTTTTCCCGGAGCCATTGGGACCGTAGATGCCTGCGACGTGGTGCAGGTAGTCGCCCCACTGGGTGCCTACTGGCGGGTAGAGGGTGCGTATTGCCGATGAGGCGAGGTTGAGGGTGGCCTCATCTCTGATCGACTTGTGATTGAAGACGGTTAGGTTAAGTAACTGCATACCCATAAAGTAGCACACATGGGCGATGGTATGATATTTTTTATCACGAACGCGCCGAACGGCGTTCCAAACCAAGAAAGCGAGACCAGCATGAAGGACGCCCACCACTGCCCGTCCCCCGAGCTCAAGTACCACTGGGACAAAACCAAGCATTTCCTGGAGGGGGTCCTCCGTATGAGGAGTGTGGACATCTTCCCCGTGGCGCATTGGGCCTGGCACACCTCCCTGTGGATAAAGGGAGCAAAAGACGACTGGACACGCCAACTGCACGAGCACAGCGGCGTGCTCGTCGCCCCCGACGACGGGACCATCGTCGGCTACACGATATGCGTGCCAGTTAACCCGGTCAACCTCGCCTACGGCGCACAGTGGAGCGGATCTATTCTCAGGCCCGACACAAGTGAAGCCTACGGCCTCGACGCGAACAAGCCTATCTCCGTGGGGGACGGCTACTGGTTCGCGCACCCCTCCATCATGTACGGCCAGCAGATCGCACACGTCCGATACGTCAACGTTGGCATGGGGCCCGCTCCCCGCAGCAACAGGGCGCGCTGATCGCTCAGCGGCGCTCTACACACGTGTCGTGTCAGCAGAAAAGCAAGGCTAGCTATGAGGACATTCTTTATCGTCCGCGGAGCGCCCGGTATCGGCAAGAGCACCTTCCTCAGCCTTTACCAGGCCCGCGGCCAAGTCATCTCCCTCGACGGGATCCGAGACGTGTTCGCCATGCCCGTCCCCGACTGGGACGGCGTTCCCGGAAGATCTGTCAGTGGGGACACTGAGGAGACGATCTCCCGCGTCCTCGAAGCTGCGCTGCGGTCACGCTTCGAGCAGGGCGGTGACGTGTTCTTCGACGCGACCAACCCGGAGCTGCAACAGTTCAAGCACCTCGCCGACCTGTCCCGCGCCTACGGCTACCAGGTCGCCGTCATCGACATGCAAGGCAACGCCACCGACGACATGATCCTCGCGCAGAACGCGAAGCGTGCGGGAACCGTCACCTACGTCCCCGAAGAAGACGTTCTCAGGATCTCGGCCAGAGTCCGTGAGGGTACCCGCGAGTGCCGCCGATACGCCGGTCGTGGCATGTGGATGTCCGCCCAGTGGGAAGAACGCGACTGTGGGCTGCACCTAGTCAACCTCGATGCCATGCGCGACTTCGTGCGCTCCACCATCGACGGGCACTACGTCAAGACGATCACCCCGAAAGCGGGGGAGCGCGTCGTCATTGTCGGGAGCGCCTACGGTGACGCTCACACCCTCAGCAAGGCACTCATGGAAGCATGGGATGCAACCAAGGGGGCGATCGCCGTGACGTGGGTGTTCCTCGGGGACACGCTCACACCCAGCCCCCACGTCGCCCAGGCCTGGAAGATCCTCAAGTACTTCGAGACCCAAGCCAAGCAACACGGCCACACCGTCATCTTCCTTGAAGGGATCGACGAGACCATCCTACGGGAAGCCCTCACCCGCGCCGCCAACCCACGCGCCTTCCCCGACGTGCAGCAGTCCATCAGGGCGATCACTCACACGGGGACGCAGAAGCGCGACCTCCTGAATCACCTGAACAATCTCACCTGCGCGCTCACCATCCACGCGCCACGTGGCACCTGCTACGTCACCACGGGCGGTACCGCAAATCAGGACCGCACACTCACTGCTCTCGAGTGCACCAACGGCGCGAGTGACCGCACCAGCACCTACCGCAGGAAGATCAACTACGAGGACTACCCGGAACCACTCAGCGGTGCAGCGGCCCGTGCCGACATTACGATCATCCACGGCCACAGGAACATGCCTCACGACATGCCCCGAGTTGTCGCCCTCGAAACCGGGAAGGCCCCCGGTTACATGATCCTCTGACAAGTCGCCAACACTCACAGACCACAACTGTTTCCCTCAACGAAAGGAACACCCCTCATGGGACACCGAGGCGTACACGCCACAATCACTCAAGACGAGCGCACCGGCCTCATCACCGTCAACCACGTGACGGTCCAATGGAGCCTACACATCGCCCAAATCATCCAGTTCGCGCTGCAACACGCGGGCAAAGATGGCTATACCCAGGACGAGTTCCTGAAGCTCCTCAAGAAGACTGTTGCCGACATGGAGCACATTGGCGCTTTCAATTTGTCCGACGAGGATGATACGTACTACGACCGTCAGGAGCCCATGGAGGGCTACTGCTTCGTCGCACACAACCACGAGGACGGGAAGGAATACCAACTCGGCATCAACAAGGGGAATGGCGAGCTGCTGACGGACTACAAGGAGTCGGATCGCTGCTCAATTCCTCGCGCGTTCGCCAAACGTAAGGCAGCTGAAAAGTTCATCAAGGAACACGGCCACGCACAGGATGCGGTGTCGTACCTGTGGGATCTGGACACCAACCAGTTCACGTTCTACGTCAACGACTGGGGCACTCTCGAGGCCTACGACTTCGCAACCGGCGAGACCGTGGTCTGCAAGGAGATCACCTACAGTCTCGACCAGCTGCGCCACCCAAACGCATCAGTTAAGTACGTCAGTGGTGCGTCGTCAGAACGGGTCGTCCCCCTCTACGAGGGACAGCTTCCCGACAATGATGACGCCGATACCGACGCCGGTGCAGAAGACCCTGACGACGACGCCACTCCCCAGGAGCGCGCCTACCGGCGTCTCCCAATCGCCTGGCCGACAATGGGAGGCGTCCCCAACCAGGCGGTCATCATGCTGGCGAACCGAAGCGCAGCCAGCTACGCGGCCATCGTGCGCGCCGAAGGCAAGGAGTACCCCGCGAACCTCCTGACCATCGACCCATACCTTGACAACAAGGGGATCGACCGGAACCCCTTCGTGTACGACCCGAACCTCGAGGCTGACCGTCAGCCCCCATACGTCGTCACAAGATTCTCTGGCGATCCGCAGCAGTGGGACGGAGAGTGGGAGTTCTCCAAGATCAGCCCCAAGACCGGGCGCGTCGGCCTGGCGTACACCTATAAGGTGACCGGATCTCTGGTGGAGAACACCCTCGACCAGCTGTTCGCGAAAGCCGTCCAGGGCGGCGCACACAAACCCGACGCATACTATGGGCGCACACCCGAGTGGCTGGCAGACTTCATCCGCGACGCCGGCACATGGACGGTCGGCGACTCGGAGCACTGGGCGCGCCGGTGCGGCGTCGAATTTGACAGCGACGAGCAGATCCCCGAAGACGGCGCAAAAGCACAGAAGCTCTTCGAAGAGAGCGCCCTGAAGTACGCCGACGCGATGGACACCAAGCTCATCGCATTCACAAAGGGCACCCCACTCAAGAAGCGCCTCACGACAATCCAGCGACGCTGGCTCCTCGGCACCGCCGGTAGTCCCGTCATGCCCGAAGAGATCGAACTGTCCCCCATCGCAGGAGGGAAGCTCATCGAGGCCTACGTGAAGCCCTGGAACCGCTCCCTCGTCATCCCCCCCATGGGGGATACGCTCGACAAGCTCGTCTACCGTGCACTGGCTGCCGCAGTCTACGATCATGTGGGCAACCGTGACGCCCCGCTGACGAACCTGCGCCTCACCGCAAAGGACAGCGACGCCATCATGTGCGCAGCCTTCTCACCTGCCTGGTCAACAGCCGAGCGCCTCAACACGCGACGCTCTGTCATCAAGCTGAGCGACTGGATCGCAAAGCACTGACACAAACGAGCCTCGGCCACGACACAAAACGCCGTGGCCGAGGCTCCCCCTCCTTGGCTAGGCAAACCCCACCGTGAACAACCATCTAGCCGACACAGGAGAACAACACCATCACCCCCTGCATGAAGGACCCCTCACAGGGTAAAACCACAGAAACCGAAAGGAACCAGACAAATGCAGCGACTCATCGCCCTACTCCTCGACTCCGACAAGAACAGCAAGGTACTAGAGGATCGTGTCCGCATGTATGATGCGGCACCACGAGCATACCGTCGCGCTGTCGGCGCTCTCCACTCGATGACTGAGCGCCACCCCTGGCGCATGTCCGTCTCATTGGCAAAGCGCAAAGGCCGGGCTTCCAGCGAAGGATCCCCAGCCACCCTCATCGTGGCATCTTGCAAAGGCATGTTCAATCATCGTGGATGGGAAGCCCGCATCCCTGTCATTGAGCATGAAGGAGAACTCTGGGTTGATGATCGGAGTGGGGTCGGTATGCTGTTCGCAAACTCCAGTGAATCCGATTCTGTTGGATACTTGTATGCATACCCCATGGAGCTACGCGCACTTCTTGATGCTGTTGCTACTGCAATCCTTCATATCGCCAATGATGCCTCCATGCAGAGTGGGCGAACAGAGTATTTCTCTGACGGCCAGGGGTGGACATCAGTCTTCTACCCAGAGGACAAGTACGAGCAACTAGAACTTCTCACGTGGTGGTTCGGCGAACAGAAGGAGCGCTTCCATAAGGAGGCTCAAGAGAAGCGCGAGTACGTCGCATTCCGCACGTCAGAAAACGAAGATGGCGACGGTATGGTTATTCGCGGCATCCGCATGCGAGAGCTGCACCCTGCACCTTTCGAGAACGGCGACATTAAACGCGACTACCAGAAACGAGAGGAGCCAATCGAAGCTCTAACTGCCATTAGCCACGAGGAAGCGATGGACCTTATTGCAGACATCCCCATCGAGGGCTACTGGATGCATAATCCGATCCGAAAGGCGTTGACGCTCGATTGGGACTATGTGTCCACTGCTTCAGCAGTGCAGCTTTCGACACCAAATAAGGAGGATGGAACAAAATATGTGCTCACTATTGACGTGAGTGGAGAGTGGGTCCACCCCCAATTTGATAACTGTATCGATTCTACTGACGTGACGTTGCGTGCTAGGTTTGATGCGCAACGCGCACTGTGTGAAAGCTCTGCGCTGCGCACAACGCAGAATGGTAAGGAACTCACGTTCGTGCTCGATCAGCCAACCACAAACGCATTGCTTCGAGAACTGGCAGTTAAGCGAGGTATCTCCATTGCGTGTGAGCGCAAACTTCTGGAACTTGACGAGCGGAACGGCTATGACATTCCACTGAACGAAAGACAAATCTCCTACGAGGAGTACTTGCGCATGGGGCTTGAAGACTTCTTCAAGCTGCTAGATAACGCAGAGCTTTCAACAGAAGCCCTGGAGGCACTGGACAAGGACGCTACAAAGTCCGTTACAGAAGATGCGTCTCCCACAATCCCCTACACCGAGGCTCCCGTTACCGCTACGGGTGGTAGTGACTCTTCTAAGGAGTTGGCTGAGTGGGAGCGTGAACTCCTCGAGGACGATGATCCTGTTGATCCGCGTCGTGAGATCGCGGAAACCATCGCTAAGGTGAGCGTGCATCATCCTGGGCGAAAGGCGTGGATGGTGGACGACATTAACGAGCTCATCGCATCCCCCAAGCCCTCCAAGTACGCCTTTGAAGAAGTCGTATCGTGGCTGCGCACCTACGTGGAGCCCGGCTATCCGGTGATCTTCAAGGGCGAGGCCGCACGCTCTATCACTTGGGACATAGTCGCATATCTCCAGCGCCCCGAGGATGAGACTGGCATCTTCAACCTCCGGGAAGATAAACTCGCTGACGAAGCTAGTATCCTCACCCACGTCGGCGAAAAGGAAGCCGTGAAAGTCACGGTTACTCACGGACCCAGTTGCTACGCGCTGAGCTTCGACTGCTACAAGCGCAGCAGCGATGGAATGTGGGAGCTGCGCGCTGGCGCACGGCGTGAGGAGCAAGCGTTTGAAATGTTCGTGGACGATGTGCGTTCCTCGAAGGACCCGGTGTACTACTTCGTTGCCGGCAGTGACAACAAAACGCGGAAGTCCCTCGTTGAGGGGCGTGAGCTCCTGGCGACCTCCCTGACCCCGGCAGACATCCTGTACAGCGCCCGCAACCGCGGCATCACCATGCCCACCATGGTCGTGGAGAAGGCCCTACCAGGCCAGCGAGGCCTCCTCGTAAGAACCAACATCACCAAGTAACCAGCCCCTACGCGCAGAGCGCCCCAGGTTAAGGGCCAACAATCTCCACCCTGGGGCGCTCATGCATATGGTCGTGAGTCATTCATAGCAGCCTGTTTCTATGTCATAGGAGGGGGTGTCTATGTCATAGCGGCCTCGTTCTATGCGAGATGCGCTCATAGGAGGCTGCGCGCGGGTCATAGAGACCTGTCTGGGAGTCATAGGGGTGCGGTGGGTATAGGAACGCCCCAAGGGGCGCAGTGCGTGTCTGCGGTTCCCCCTTGGGGCGTTCTGTAGGGCGCTGCTTAGGAGCGCGCGTACTGTCGGGCTTTACGTCGCCGCATGGCAAGAAGAATGCCTCCTGCGGTGACCGAAGCCAGTGAGCCGACGAGGACGTTGGTGTCTGCGCCGGTCTTCGCTAGGGTCCCGTCACCACCACGAGTAGTAGCGGTAGGGGGTGTACCAGCGGGGAGTGCCCCACCAGTAACCGTTCCATTGGTCCCAGGTGTAGACGTAGAGGGACCGGCCCCATGCACCCCGTCGGTACCAGGAGTAGCCCCCTCGGTAGGGTTTGCCGGAGGTGCCTGTTCCACGGTCGGAGCGGTTTCGCTTGGCGCGGGTGTTTCGACTGTGGGGGCGGGAGTGGGGGCTTCTGGGGTGGGCTGCTCTGTCGGAGCAGGCGCGGGCGTTGCGGTGTTGTCCGCTGGAGGCGTGGCCGGGGTTTCTGGCTCTGCCGGAGCGGAGGGCGTCGGCGTGGGTTCCACGGGGGCCGGGTCTGCCGGTGTCGGATCGACGGGCTTGGGATCCGTCGGTAGCGCAGGCTCGGTGGTGGGATCAGCCGTCGGCTCCGGGGTCGGGGCCGGGATAACCGGGGCAGGATCCGAGCTCGCGGCCTTCTTGTAGACGCGCACGTAGTCCACGATCATGCTTGCACCCGCGCCCGTGTAGGCGTCCTTGTAGGGGATGGCATCCACGTATGTGGTGTCGCCGGTGTCCGAGGCGAGGAAGGAGCCGCCAACCATCTGGTTGAGGCGGAGGATCATTCCGTTATCCTCGTCGAGGAACGGGTTGGTTCCCTTGATGTCCTTGTAGTTGACGACGTGGCTGGGCACGCCATCCAGGTAGAACGTGATCTTGTCCCCGGTCTTCTCCACGCCGTAGGTGTGGAACTGAGTCTGTGTGGTGCCGTCGTTTGCGAGCTGGCCGTGATGCTGCTCGGACTTCGACGGGTTACCTGGACGGGGTGTGTGCGTGTTCGCCTGGAGGTAGGAAGCGTCCCAGCCTTTCGACTCGAACACGTCAATCTCTCCGTTGCCGGGCCATGGGCCGCCCTTCTCGCCTGTAGTCCAGAAAGAAGACCAAGACGATGGCGCGTTCTCAGGAAGCTTGATGCGGGCCTCGGCGTAGAAGTCGCCCTTGATGGAGTACTTGACGCCGTTATCGTCCTTGGTCTGCACCATGGCCGACGTGAAGGGGGCGGCGTACTCGACCTTCTTGCCGTTCTCAGTGCGCGTGCAAGTCCGGTCGATCGTCTCCATCTTCCGGGTTTCCTTGTTCCACTTCTCGCGCGTTGGAGAGTAGAGCGCCGTGATGTAGAGGTTACCGTCGGCAACCCGCACGTTCTCGGGGCTGTCGGTGTAGTGGGTCTGGGTCTTCAGTGCCGGGTCGAAGCACCCGTAGGCGTATCCCCATTTGGAGGTGTCGAGGTTGGAGCCGTCGAACTCGTCGCTCCAGGAGAGTTCGTACCCTGTGGGGGCGGCTGCGTGGGCGGCTGGCTGCGTGGTGGCGACGCTGGTTCCGACGAGGGTCAGAATTGCGAGCGCGCCGAGCGCCTTTCGCGTATGTCGTGTTGCGGTGATTTTCATGTTTCCCTTGTAGTTACGGGGCCGGATGGGCGAAACTATCATACTGACCGGCAGGTCGCCCAATTCGCGTACAGCATGGCGTGGCTTGTATCTCGCAAAGGCTTGTAATGTACCCACTACAAGCGTTTCTGGGGACGCAAAACCCCGCCAAGGCCTGAGTGAGACCATTGGCGGGGCCGTATGCGTAACAGCGTGGCCTGTTACTTCACGCGCAGGCGCGCTTTCTGCATGACTCGACCACCCAGCAGGGTGCAGCCGATACCAGCGAGACCAACGGCGAAACCAGCCAGCGGCCAGAAGGATGCGCCGGTCTTCGCGAGCGTCGGAGACTTGGCTGCTGCCACCGTGGCATTGGCGGTGCCGGTTGGGGACTTGTCTGCGCCTGCGGGCGCAACCGTCACACTGGGGGCAGTAGTCTCAGCGGCGGGCGCGGGGTCCGTGGGCAGAGCGGGGCGCGTAGGCGCGACCGACTGGTCTTCCGTGGGAGCCGTAGTAGCGCCACCCGGCGCAGTTTCCACTGGCTTGGTGGGGTCAACGGGGTTGCCGGTGCCATCGTTATTGCTCAGGCCCTCGTTGGGGTTATTGGGGCGCTCTAGCGGCTCCCCGTCGCCCGTGTTGGGCGGGTCGAGGGGGTTCACGCCGGTGCCGTTACCGTCGAGGGCGTTAGGGTCCAGGGGCGGCACGTTGGGAGCCACTAGCTCACTCGTCGCGGGAGTCCCCTCGCCCGGATGGTTAGTCTCATCGAGGGCAGGCTTTTCGGGGGCCGTGGTGCCGCTTTGCGGGCCAGACTGAGGCCCTGACTGCGGGCCGGATTGCGGAGCGTCGGGCTGCGCTGGAGTCGCCACCGTCGGGGAGGGTGTCGGCGCAGGCTGTCCATCGGGGCGCGCGTCAGTTGCAGCCCCTTCGGAGTCCAGGCCCTTGGGGTCGAAGTTCGCGGGAATCGTGGTGCCAGCACCCAGAGTCGCGGGGTGGAACGTGAGGGGGAACGTGTCCCCGTTGAGGGTGACGAGCGCGTAGCGGAGGTTCTTCTGGTTGATGAGCTCGCGGTCGAGCTTCACTGTCCAGGTGACTACGCCGTTCTCGTAGGCGGTCCTACCGTCGGCGCGCTCATCTTCGGAGCAGACAAGCGTCTTGGAGTCCGGCGTAGAGCACTCACCGATGGGCGTGTTGTCCACAGGCTCGCGCATCGACCACGAGTGCGGCTCGAAGGATGCTCCCTCGCCGATGGTGGCGACGAAGCCTCGCCCTGACGCGGGTGCAGCGTCGTCGTAACGGAAGCGGACGGTGACGGTCGTGTCCTGGCCGCTCGACGGGGGGACAGGCAGTGTGTCCATGTGGTGTGCGTTCAGTCCGCTTGGCGCGGGGTCCGCGTAAGCGGGTGAGGTGGCGTAGCCGGCGAGTCCGGCCATCATGATGAGCGCAGCGCTACCGCCGGCGAACACGCGGTTCCTGGTTGTTGTAAGCATGGGGTCCCTTCTGGTTATGGGCATTGTGTTTCCTAGTGTAGTGGGTTGGTGGCGGGTGATAGAGGGCCCGTGTCAGCGCGCCACCGAGTTCTTGTTTCACGTCAGGATATGATGAGCGCATGACACCACCACTACTCGCGGTCAAGCTCCGCAACCAGCTCCGTAAGATCGACCCCGCCCTTGAGGTGGAACTCAAGAACATCAACGTTAACGGCGCGAAGCGGGGATGTAGCGGTTACATCACCGACCCGCGCACGGGAAGAGTTATCTACGTGGATACCGAAGCTCTCCTGCAACCTGTTCTGGGTGGCGCTATGTGGCGCGCCGTCGCAGTCAAAGGCCGAAGCTACACGCCAGGCGGTAGTCGGAACTACTACTCGGCGGAAGATCGGCTCGCGCGCGACATCGTAGAGGCGTTCAAGACGCTGAGAGATAACGCCTGGGGCAACGGCTGGATGAGCCACACGTAGCCTCAACGCATCCCCAGCCGCACGGCGAAGCGCCCACCTCACAAAGGAGTCGAGGTGGGCGCTTCTTCATGTATCCCCTCAACGGGAGGCTGTTAGGCGTATCCGAGCCAGCGGCCCGATGGAGCGAACTGGGAGGCGCGACCGTCAACGGTGGCTGTGCCGACTGCCATGCGTCCGTTGTCGGGGCTGAGCCAGTACCATGCGCCGCCTGTTTGGAGCCAGCCGGTGAGCATCTTCCCGTTGCCGTCGAGCCAGTACCAGTTGCCACTGTCTTGGACCCAGCCGCCCGAGCGCATCGCACCGCTGGCGGACAGGAGGAACCAGCCGGTACCGTCGTTGATCCATCCGGTGCGCATCTGGGCGTTACCGGGCTGCATGTAGTACCAGGAGCCCCGATCTGCCATCCAGCCTTCGACGGCCTTACCGCTGCCGCTCAGGTAGTACCAGGAGCCCCAGATGTTACGCCAGCCGCCAGCGTCCATGCGCCCGCTCGAGGGATCCATCCAGTACCATCCGGTACCGTCGTGAACCCACGCTTGCCCCATCTTGCCGCTGGAGTGCAGGTAGTACCAGGAACCACGGTCGTTGAGCCAGCCGGTCGCCATAGCGCCGGAGCCGGTGAGGTAGTACCAGGTGCCGCCGATGCGATGCCATCCGCCGTGGAGCATGTGCCCGGAGCCGTCCATCCAGTACCACTTGTCGCCGTCTTGTACCCACTTGTTCATGGCCATGTGGGAGAGGCCGTCCATCCAGTACCAGTTGCCCTTGTCGAGCACCCAGCCGTTCTCGACAGCGGACACGGATCCGTCGAAGTAGTGCCAGCCGTCGTAGAAGCCCTTCCACCATCCGCGCGTGACCGCTGGCTTACCGTCGTAGAACCAGTAGGTGTGCGGCGTGGTCGATCCGAATGTGTGCCCCATTCCGACATTCATGTGTGGGCGCGTAATCCCGTCAGGGGTGAAGGTGCCAACAAGGGCGGGGATACCAGCGTTACGCATCGAGTACGCCTCGAACCACTCGTAACGGCCTCTAAGCGCAGGCAGGCCGAGACGGTCAGGAGTGCTGAACTCGTAGCCCGTGTTCATAACGAGTGACGGGGAGAGCGCATCGAGGAAGCTCTCACTGTTGGAGCTCGCTAGGCCATGGTGACCGGCTTTCAGCCAGTCCACATGACCGACCACGCTGGCAGCATAGTCTTCCTTGCCTTCGCCACTCTCGAGGTCAGCGGACAGGTATGCGCTGCGCCCGTGGGCGGTGATCTTCGCCGTGTAGCTGATGAGGTTTGTGTTCGCGAGCTTGCCGGGGTGCGCGTACTCCTCTCCCGGAGCCAGGGGGATGATCTGGACGAGCATGTCACCCATCTGAATGAGGTCGCCCTGTCCGGGCTTCACGTGCTGGTCGAACGTCGCCCCATACGCGCCCTGAGCCCACGAGGCTGCGGCCACGAGGTCGTCGTAGATCTTCTGGTTGTCCCACAGCGGGTTCACGTCGTCACCGACCGAGTAGGAGTCGTCGTAGACGGGAGTGTAGATGTGCTTGGGCCGGTACCTGTGGATCAGGGTGTCAGCCCAGCCGATATGGTCGGAGTGTGGGTGAGTGCCGATGAAGAAGTCGAGGTTGGAGGAGTTCACGCCCAGACTGTCGAGGTAGGGGCGCACCTGGTCTTCCTGTCCCCATGTTGCGATGTTCGCTCGCCATGGGTAGCGGGGATCTGACCCGTCTGGGTAGTCGTTGTCGTCGCCTGCGTCCACGATGCCGAAGTGACCATTCGACTCTACCACGATGCAGTCAGCGCCCGACAGGGACAGGATGTGCACCTTATCGTTGCCGACGCTCCCGTCCGGTTGTGCGGTGACGAGGGGCGGGGTCTGTGTCGAAGGCGCTGACGGCGTAGGCGCGGGAGGCACCTGCGGGACGGGGCGGGCCGCTCGAGCATCCTGCTCGACCTGTTGAGCGTCAGCTGCTTCTCGATCCTCCTCAGACACAGAAGGGTTGCTGGGAGCCACGATCGACGCATCCACAGACGAGGAGTCCGTCTGTGACGGGGCGGCGAACGATGCGGCAGGGATGAACGCCAGAGACAAGGCTGCTACCAGCCCCACTCCGACGGTGCGAGAGCGATTCATTGGTGAGGTGTTCCTTTCTGCGAAAACGAGGGAGAATGCCCCCCATCTTAGAGCGCAACGCTGCGCCACTGGCGTTTGATTACGGGAAACACTCCAGGCATGACGAAAGGCCCCCAACCAGAGAAGAGAAAAGATGGTCGGAGGCCTTCGCCGTTGTGAGGTGGGGCCCTTGGATGCGTGCTGACATCGTTTAACTCCCCCCAGGCCAATGTCCAAAACCATTGGAGGAGCAGAGTCCCTTGGTGCCCAGGCAGCCTCACGCCACCTGGCTTAGGAGGATCCTCAGTAAGGATCGTGCGCATTGTGGGACTCGAACCCACACGCCCGAAGACACTGGAACCTAAATCCAGCGCGTCTGCCAATTCCGCCAAATGCGCTTCACGCCAACCCGCCCCGAAAGACGGGCTGATAGTGTGATTGATTCTCGTCTTGCCCCTACGAAACGTGGGGGCAACTGGCAGAGCTCCGAAGCAACTCCACCAGTAGATCGTACCGGGCTCGAACCGATGACCTTCTGGGCGTAAACCAGACGCTCTAGCCAACTGAGCTAACGATCTGTAAGGCCAGGTAGTCCCGGAGGACACCTGGCAGCTATGTAGCCGCACCTCTTACGAGAGCAGCTGTGGACCATACGGGACTCGAACCCGCAACCTCCTGCTTGCAAGGCAGGCGCTCTACCAATTGTCGCTAACGGCCCAGAAAGAGGGAGCTACCCCAGTCCGAGAACATATTCTGTTCTCTCACGCCGGGGAATCGAACCCCTCTCGTTTCGCCGCTCTTCCGATAAGCTACACCGCCCTTGCGGGGCGCGTGGCGGGAGTCGAACCCGCACCTACTACTCCGGTCCACCAGAACCAGCGCTGTGGGTCTCGACAGGATCGAACTGTCATCTCTTCCGCACTCCGGCGGACCGCTTTACCCGGAGAGTTGCTTAGCGGGCCTAGAACACCGCCTTGCTTCCTCTAATTAAGCTAGAGACCCTTATTTTTTGGCCCTGCATCCCGGAGTCGAACCGGAATCACCAGCCGCGAGGATGGTGATACCCACCCCCAATGTCAACTTGGTTCTTGTTGACATCCGTCGGGGTGACAGGATTTGAACCTGCGACCCTCTGCTCCCAAAGCAGATGCGCTACCAAGCTGCGCTACACCCCGTATTCAGTTTCATCGCCACTGGTTTGTGGTGGTGGAGCTGCTCGAGGGATTCGAACCCTCAACCGTCCGCTTACAAGGCGGATGCTCTGCCGTTGAGCTAGAGCAGCGTGCGCCGCCCGAGGCTTTGTCGAGGTTGTGGGCCTCGGGCGGCTGTCCCTATTCACACTTGTCAGGAGTCGGAGAAGTTTTTCTCCTGACACGAATAATCTAGCAGTGCGGAACATGGTGCGCAACCGTTGAGAACCCATGTTTCAGTTAAGTAGATCACAAGGTATTTAGGGTGGATAAAACCCCCAGGCTCCATACGAAACCTGGGGGCAACTCCCCTACCCGGCGCACTCAGGTACTACTTCACTCGAACCCAGAAGCAGCGCGCCAAGCAGGGGACGTTTCTCAAACCTCCCGTCAGTTACCGAGCTCGGACACGGCTGCGTCCACGTCGGCCTGAGCGGAGGCGACAGCATCCTCAGCTTCGACACGGTTGGCAACCGTGTCGGCCACGCCCGCGAGCGCGTCCTCAGTGCCCTTGTGCGCGTCGGTGAGGGCCTTGTCGGCGGCTGCGATGTCCGCAGCGTTACTGGCGGCGGTGTCGTAGGCTTCCTGGGCAGCTTCCTGGGCCTTGGTGGCTTCGGTTGCGGCCTGGGTGGCCTGTTCGACGTTCTGCTGGGCGGGGGCGACCTGCTCGGCCTGTTCGCGGGCGAACTCGTCGGCCTGGGTGGCCTTTTCCTGTGCCTTGGTCTGAGCGTTGGATGCTTCGGTCACGGCCTGGTGGGCGGCGGCGGGGTCGGCGTTGTCGCGGTCTGCGACGGCCTGGTCGCGCGCAGTCTGAGCGGCCTCGAGGTCAGCCTGAGCCTTGTCGGCGGCGGCAGTGGTCTTCTCGACGTTCTCCGTGTCGCGGGTGACGGTGGCCTGAGCGTCGTTCAGGGTGTGCTCGAGCTGAGCGAGGTCAGCTCCGTCAGCCCTGGTGACCTTGGGGGCCTCCTTCGTCTCAACCTCACCCTCGAAACCGGGGTAGGAGTGGGAAGGAGAGTAGGTCAGGTTCGTGGCCTGCGGGATCTCCTTGCCACCCCACACGTCCACGCCGGTCGGCGCGTAGGTGTACGCACCCTTTGTGTTCTCATCGGCGATGAAGCCAACGACGGCGATGTGGCCGTCCTCGCTCACGCCGATACCGAAGGCGTTGATGCGCTCATTCAGCATGGTCGCATCGCCGTAGCGGTTGTTACGGAACTTCTCGAATGCGGCCTGAGCGGCCTCGAGGGGGTTACGACCCTCCCAGCTGGTGCCAGTGGACAGGGAGCCGTAGGGGCGGTTGGTGAGACCGTCGGCGCTCGCCTTATCCCAGTCGGCCATGTTGGGACCAACCATGTAGCCGGGGTTGGTGTCGGCGTGCGCCTGAGCGAATGCCTGCACGTCAACTCCGATGGGGGCCGCGGGCAGACGGTACTGAGAACGGTAGTCGTTCATCATCTGGAGGAGGAACGCTCGGACGAGTTCCTGCTTTTCAGAGACAGTCAGACCATCCCAGTTGATGCCACCGGCTTCGGCGGCCTGCTTGGCTGCGTCGAGGTTCGCCTGGGCCTCGTTGAGGGAGGCGGTGGATGCTTCGAGAGCAGCCTTCGCCTCAGCCTTCTTAGCCTGAGCGTCAGTGTTCGCGCCCTTCGCGGAGTCCAGAGCAGCTTCCGCATCGGCAGCGGCGTGCGCGCGAGTGGCCTGGTCAGCCATGACGGTGGCGAGGCGATCCTGCGCATCCTTGAGGGCGGTGTTCGCCTTGTCGAGCTCGGAGTGAGCGGTGTCGGCTTCGCTCTTGGCCTTGTCAGCCTGGGTGCGAGCGTTAGCCAGCTCAGCCTTCGCGTCGTCAAGCTTCTTTTGGGCGTCAGCGGTAGCGGCCTTCGCATCGTTGAGGTCGTTCTTCGCCTTCATGTAGGCCACGGACCCGGCGGGGTTAGCCTGCATGGCAGCGTCGAGCGCAGCCTTCGCGTCGGCCTCCTTGACCTTCGCGTCCGCGAGCGCAGACTGGGCGGCGGTTTCCGCATCCTGAGCTGCGGAAAGCCGGTTCTGCGCGTCAGTCAGGGCATTATTCGCATCCAGGAGCGCGGCCTGAGCAGCCGCGAAGCGGGCCTGCGCGTCGGCGTGGCTTGTGTCAGCGGACACGGTGTTATCCGGGACGCCGGCAGAGTATGCAGGGATAGCGAAGTCGCCGCTCAGGACGGGGGGCTGCGTGTAGAAGCCCCCATTGTAGGTGAAGGCTGAGCCGCGTCCCATCCCCAACTGGGAGGGGAAGGTTGGCGTCTTGGCTGTGGTACGAGGAGTGACGATCGGCGCTCGCGGCGTCGCAGGAGCAGTCGGCGTGGTCGGGGCCTGGGTTGTGGGCGTCGGAGCAGTAGGCGCGGGGGCCGTGGCGGAGGGCTGCTGCGCGACTACGGGGGCCTGCTTGGCTGGGGCGGTCTTGTCGGGGTTGGTGCACGCGCCGAGTGTAGCGGCGGCGGTAAAAGCGACGAGAGCGGCAATGGCCTTCTTCATGTTCATGTTTTCTATCCTTCTGGATTGTTGAGTGAAGTAGTATCCCTGTTCGGGATAATTTATAGCATATGTCGTCCGATTCGGATGCGCAAGTCTCAATATCCACAGCGCTAGTTGGGTACGCCATATGCATGAGCGCCCCAGGGTGGAGATTATTGGTCCTCTGTCCTGGGGCGCTCTGCGCGTAGGGGCTGGTTACTTGGTGATGTTGGTTCTTACGAGGAGGCCTCGCTGGCCCGGCAAAGCCTTCTCCACAACCATCTCAGGCATGTTCACCCCACGCTGGCGAGCGATGTACAAGATGTCCGCCGGAGTCAACGAAGTCGCCAGGAACTCACGCCCATCAACAAGAGACCTCCGCGTCTTGTTGTCGCTGGCAGCGACGAAGTAGAGCACGGGCTCCTTCGAAGCACGCACGTCACCAACGAACAGGTCGAACACCTGCTCCTTGCGCTTTGCGATCACTCCGCGCGGCTCCCACGTGTTACCGCAGCGCGTGCACCTATCGAAGCTGAGTGCGATGCAGTTGGGGCCTTCAGTAACCGTGACTTTCACGGCCTCGTCCTCGCCGACGTGGGTGAGGACGCTGGCACCGTCAGCGAGTTCGTTCTCCTGGAGGTCAAACAGGTCAGCCGCGTACTGAGAGCGCTGGAGGTAGACCACCATGTGCACCGTGATGTAGTGTGCAGCCTCGCCCTTAAAGATCACCGGGTAGCCGGGCTCCACGTAGGTGCGCAGCCACGAGACGACTTCCTCAAACAGGTAGTCGGAGGGCTTGGGGGAAGCGACAAGCTCGTTAACGTCCTCCGCCCTCCGCTTCTCGTATGTATCCCGCCCAGGATGATGTGCGCTCACCTTAGCGATGACGGATGCGACCTCGCGACGCGGATCAACGGGATCTCCAAGAAGCTCGCGCTCCCACTCAGCCAACGGCTCAACCCCAAAAAGCTCCCCCTCAGCCGGCTCCGCAGGGGCCCCGTCGATCTGGGTGTACGCAGGCCAATAGCCCTCCGCCGTAGTGATGAACTCAGCTACAGCGTCACGCACTTTTCCTACTTGCTGCACAAGTTCGGGGATCTGGCTGATCGTCAGCATGTCAGGCCCCTTGAGGCGCGGATCGGTGCCAACCATCCTGTAGAACTCTCCCAGCTCACGAACACACGTTGCGCGCACCTCGTTGAGGTGAACTCGACGCTCGCCGGAGATGACGGGGAGTGCGTCGTCGCTTTGGCGAGCGGCTTGAACATCATCCACACTGATGGAGCGGCGCTCCACCTCGTAGGGGAACTTTGTAGAGTCGTCCCATGCTTGTAGACAGTATTCAATGTGGCCAAAGAAAAACTTGTGTGGGATATGGTGAGCAGACAGCACGTCGTAATTAACTTCGTCCGAGGTATCGGCAAAGACGCGCTTTGTGTGTCGATCCAGCTCTCTTTTACCCCAGGCACTTCCCAGTACGTCAAGCCAGAACTTTGGGATTACACCGATCATCTCATCTTTAAGATCAATGAAATACTGCTTAGCGTCATCCATGCGCGCTTGCTTATACCCCTCTCCGATAGCTTCGCGCACGCTTCGGTACATTACGTCTGCGGGGACGTTTAGGAAGAGCGGTGCACCGTCTTTATCGTACAGGCCTGCGCCTTCCTTGCGAGCCTCATCAGAAGTGCGCCATTCTGTCGCAAACGATGCGCTCACCGTCTCGGTTTCGACGATGCCTCCAATGTTGGTGTATAGCTTGCTAGTGAACGTCTTTCCACTTAGCAGTGCAACGTTCTCTGAAACGGAACGGCCCCCACGCTCAAGTTTGCGCAGCTGCCCATCCTTGGTAGCCTCCCAATCAAGAACAGCCTGCAAGGCTTCACGCAAGATAGGCGTGTCAGCTGTTTGCTCAGTAGCAAGTGAACTCGCGTTTCCGTTACTTTCCTGCCGTACCTCCAGCAAGAACTTAGCCCTGTTAGATACGTGTCGTTCTACTACAGCATTCGCTGCGACAAGGAGAGGTGAATCCTTCGGCTCAATGCGCATGAGCTTCCGAATCTCTTCGTATGTATCGCTGTAGAATGTGTCGCCATCCTCGCCGGGGAAAATGTAGCGCAGATTATCGTACAGGGTGGACGTGTAGTCGTATTTCTCTTCGCCGAGTTCCTTCATGCGCGTCTCATACTCAACGTTGCTGAAAGGCGGAAATTCGCCTTCACTAAAGAATTGAATCGCCCTGTTTACTTGCTCTAGTGTGGGAGGATAGCTCTTGATATTTCCGTCGCGAGTGAACTCTACTTCGGTTCCTTTTGTATTGTTGTGTTGGAGCATGTAGTCCGCAATTTCGCTATCCCAGTAGTCTTCCTCTGTGAGAAGCGAAGTCTCGTAGTAATAGAACTGATCTGTTGCTATGGCCTGGCAGAATGCTTCTTTACTTAGTGGGCGAGTGGAGACGTGTTCGCCGTCGCTGACGGAAAGCCATGCCTGTTGAAAGTTGCTACCGACCGTAGTAGACGAAAACACCAGCTGGCATGTGATTCCAACGGTGATTTCGTTGTGATCGTATGGGTGGAAGAAGATGCGCGTGTTCACGTCAGCATCAACATAAACACTCTTTGGATCGTCTCTTCCATATCGCGGTTTAAATGCGGAGGATGTGATGATATTGCGGATTTGGTCGTCTGTGATGCGTTGCGCTGCATCGGGGCCGCGGAGGCTGTCGAGCAGGTTTTGCTCCACCATGGACGCAGTTTCGAGCGTCTGGACGAGGGTTGTGGGGTTGTACATGGGGTTCTCTTTCTTTGGGGTTGGGTTGGTTCTATGTTACTTGCGGGGGGGGGGGCTTGTGGTTGGTGCACACATCCCGATTATTGGTTGAGTGGATCACACGCGCGTTAGTGTGGGGAGCGGACAGGGGCGCACGTCATCCGCGAACACCACTCTCCCCGCATCATCCATACGCCCCACAGCCAGCACTCTCACGCCGAGCATCCGACGCATCAGCGGCACCGCCTGCTCGCGCACCCACACCTGCACGGTTCGCCCGCTCACCTCATCGACCAGGTAGAAGCCGCGGCCACGCACATCTGCTGTTCCTTGTAGGACACCTGCAACACTCCTCAAGCCTGTCCCCCACCCACGGGAAGAACCCAGATCGTATTGAAGCCAACCCGCCCTGACTCGTGATCGACGGGGACGTGCAGCCACCCCCACTGTCCTGTGCTGGTGACGGCGGTCAGGAACGCTTGGGAGATGCGTGTTTCGTCGAGCTTCGACACAAGCTGCGCAGTGTCGGGGTCTTGGGAGTCCCAGACGCTCACCTCCTGTTGAGTGAGGGCGCTCAGGAAGCTCACGACACGAACGGGCACGGGCGAGGGTGGCGCGCTTTTGAGGGGGAGCTGGAACCCTTCTGCGGGAGCGTCGTTGGGGTAGCAGTAGCCGCTGGGAGTGAGGGTCCAGTTCTGGCTGGTCATAGGTTGTCCTTTCGAGACGGGTAAGGCCCTGCCGGCGTGAACTGGCAGGGCCTCCCTTGGTGGTTACTTCTGTGGGCGCGTGCGTCGAGCTTCGCTGTTGATGTATTCAAGCTCTTCGACGTAGAGGCGCTTGGTTGCCTCACTGAGGCCTTCGGCTTTCATCATCTCGTCCACGGTTGTTCGACGGGAACGATCTTTGGTGTTCAGCCCTGCGACGGAGACCGCCTCGTAGCGGAACAGGAACGCCATCACTGCGTCGTCATGCTTGAGGCGCTTGTAGAGGCCAGGTGGGACGACATGGCCGCATACGGCGTACATGAGGGCGTAGTACACATCCCATGCGCGCTCGATACTTTCGTCCCAGAGGCCGTCCGGTTCGCCGACGCAGTGTTCGTCGAAGTAGTCGTAGCACTCATCGATGCGTCCGGTGACGCATTTGAGCCACATGTCGATGAGGTGTTCTGGGGCTTTGTTTATCGCCAGGTAGTTCCATCGCTTTTTAATGAGGGGGGTTGAGCGTGCGGCGGCGAGGGCAGCGTCGTATGCGATGAAGAACGTGTGCGCGTATTTGCCTTCAATGATGCTGGGCTCGGCGGTCTCGTCTGCTGCGAGGTAAAGGCTGACTGTGGGAACAAACCCCGCCCAAACTCCCCACTCGTAGGAGTGAGCCTGGTTCATTGCAGCACTGATGGGAGATTGGACCCAGCAGCGGGGGAGCAGGTGGCCGAAGTGGTGGAGGCACAGGTCGAGCAGGCCGCAGTAGTGTAGGCATCTGTAGACGTAGGCCGGGCCGTCTTTTCTCACGACTGCACCGGCGATTGCTCCCGCGAGCGCAGCCCTGTCTTCGTCAGTGATGCTGGGATCAGACAAGCTGTCCTTGACCTCCCGCATAACCCAAATGATCCGGTCAGACGTTGCAGTGGTGTCCTGAATGAGTTTCTGGGCCCAGGCACGCACTTTGGCCCCGTCGATCTTGCCGTCCAGTTCGATCACATCATTCGGCATGTTGAAAAACTGGGCGTATAGGAGTGAGCCTTCCATCGTCTTCGGGTACTTGGCGCACAAGTCTCTCAGGAAGTTGGCGGCTGTTTTCTCGTTCGAGTGGCGGATGAGCTGCCGGTAGAGGTAGGGGCCGTGTGGGCCGCTGAGGATCTGCGCGTCGGTCTCGACGGGGTTTTTGAATGGTTGTGGGCGGGTGGGGATGTTGAAGAGTCGGTGGTAGAAGCGGTCGTATTCCTGAACGGGGTCGAGCTGGACAGAGTATGCCAGCCCTAGGTAGCGGCGCACTACTGCCGCCGTGTTGTCATCCATGTTGTTGGCGTTAGTCACGGCGCGGATGAAATCGCTGTAGTTGTCTGCATCGAGGAGTGCCCCTGCGGGGAGGCGTTTGCCGCTTCGGGCTGTTTCGATGACGCGGCGGTAGAGGTCTTCGCCGGAGATCGTCGCGTGGGATCTGTGTTGTGTGGCCACAGTTTTGGTCCTTTGCTGTTAGTTGATTGGTGGGGCTGGGAGTTTGTCGTCGTAGAGGTCATGCTTGTAGGCGAGGTCTTCGCCGGTGGTGAGCGCGTATTGGCCGCGCATGGGCACCCATCCTTGGTTGCCCCACATGTCGATGAGGTTGGTGATGGCCCTGTCGAAGTCGCTGTTGTACTGGGCCCACAGGGCAATGGGGGCAGTGTCTCGGTAGCGGGTGGTGAAGGGGGACTCGCGGACGACGGACAGGTACAGGGATGTGTTGTAGGCGCACAGGGGGAACATGTAGCGTTCGACGGTTCGCGCGAGGGGCTTGCGAGACAGCATCAGCGTGTAGGGGACGATCTTGTCGAGGAACGTCTTAGGGACGCAGTACAGGAACGCTCCGTCAGGGTATTCGTCTGACCGTGGGGCACGTTGGACGTACTTGAAGCCATCAGGCATGTTGTTCGCCTGCTCGGGCGAGAGCCGGAGGTTGACTTGCGAGGCGATGGGGATACTGCCAGAGGGGCATGTGACGGGCTGAGTGCCGGTCTTCTCGTAGTACTCGTTGTAGGTTGTGATCTCGAGGGGCTTGTCGTAGCGGAAGGCGATGCTGCCTTTCAGGGGGGCTGCAACGTCGGGGAGGGATGCGTCCCAGGGCTCGGTGACGATGAACCTGTCGGTCTCGAACAGTCGGGGGATGTCCCATCCTTGGGGGCGTAGCGCTTCGAGGGTGGGGAGGTAGTTGGCGGGTCGGGACCGCAGGAACGCCGTGTAGGCGCGCTTCTGCCTCTTGTCGTACTCCTCACCGTCGAACTCTGGCATTCCGAGGGGTTGCCCGTACACGGAGATGGGCTGATTGCTGGTTTGCTGGTAGGGGCTGATCAGCATGGTGAGTGTTCCTGTCGTGGTCCTTTCGAGATGGTGAAGCGGAGGGGCAGGGTGTGAGTGTTCCTGCCCCTCCGCGTTAGGGGGTTAGTTGGCGCGCGCCCATTCGCTGAGGGTCATTGTCCGTGACCTGCGGGCGGTGAGGTCTGGTGCGTTCAGTGCGTTGAAGTTCCGTGAGAGCACGATCCAGTGGGGGTTTGTGACGCGCCGGAGGGGGAAGCTCGCCGGTGACGTGTATGCGCCTTGCGGGTACGTCACGTCGAGGTTTGGGTTGCGAGCCTTGACGAGCGCGACGATTTCCTTAAGGTTCCGGTAGATCTCCTTGTCGAGGGCCGGCATGTTCGGCATGATGAACGTCATGTCGAAGGGTGCGACGTAGACGACAGCGGTCTTGCCGATGGGGCTGACTTCGACGCGGATCTGATCGAAGCCAAGGAGCCTACCCGTGCGAGGGTCTGCGACTTCCCAGCGTTTCGCAATGTAGTCTGCGCGCGTCTCGACAGGAGTTCCCTTCTTGAAGGAGAGGAGGCCTTTCAGGTCTTGCCTGTCTGCGAGTGGCATATCTCGGAGTAGGAGGTACCGCTCGTCGAGGCTCATGGCGACTGGCGTGTACGGGAGGATGGCCTCGCCACCCTTCTGCTTCTGGCAGAGCTTCGTCCAGAACTCTTTATGGGCAACTGTGGCGTTACCGCCCGGCTTGGGGGTCATGCCGACATACTCGTCGTACTCCGCGAGGTAGTAGGCGCGCGCCTCGCTCCACTTCTTGTAGAACGTATAGGGGATGTTGAGTGTGTCAGCTGTCTTGATGTCCTCGAGGGGGCCGCGGTCTTGACTGGCTTGCTCGTAGGTGAAGCTGACGATGGGTTCGTCACTCTTGCGGTCGATACCATCGTTGTACGTGTTGGCGAAGGCAGGGAGAGCTTTCACGTCGCGGACCTTGTTCTGCGTCTGCCACACGCCCTCCCACGTGGAGGGGTTGCCCTTGAAGTGGAGGATGCGCGTGTCACCCTCGTTACCTTTGACCCACAGGAACGGGTTGGACCGCCAGCCCTCAGCACTGCTCCAGTGGCCGGTCATGTCCTCCAGGAGGAACGCCGGGTAGGTGAGGCGAGTGTCGAGTTCAACGACATGGAGGGCGACGCGACCGCCCGTGTGCTGGTAAGCGAAGATCTCGACCTTGGCGGGGGTACGGCCTGTGGGCCACTTGATTGGGGGCAGAGAAGCCATGAGGGGGTCCTTCCAGTAGGTATGGGCTGACTCTTATCAGGAGAGTGTTGCAGGGATTGCCGGGCGGATGGTTACGACAAAGCCAGTCAGTTTACGTCCCGCATGTGCGAGCGCCCCAGAGGCGCGTATGTACTCCTCTGGGGCGCTCGCTAGTGGAGGCGTGTGCTATAGCTGTAGAACTATCTCAGCCCTTGCGACGATTCCACGCTGCCCAGGAAGCGCTTTTATGGGGATGACTCGCAGCCATTTTTCCTCTGCCTCTGTGATGTACCGCCAAATGTCGGTCGGCATGAGGGGCGTAGAAACTAGCTCTTGGCCGTCTACAAGGGCCTTCCGCGTTGTATTGTCGCTACCCGCCACGAAGTAGAACTCCTTGTCCCCCTTTTTCAGATGCTCTTTTGCGACTTCCATGAAGTCTCGCGCTGCTGGGCGCATCCAATCGCTTGAGACGTACTGGTAGTTCCTGGGAGGAGCCCCGCGTTCTACATACAGTGGCCTATTGAGGTCGTAGCTAATTGCGACACTACCATCTTCTGCTCTGTTAACAGAGTAGACGAACTTCTTGTAGCTCTTTCCATAGCTGCCGCAGTATTGGACCATATTCGCGCTGCCCCAGCAGCGATCTCTACGGTCCAAGTAGCGCAGCTCGAGGTAGCCGGTGACATCCCGCCAAACCATTTCCGCTACTTCGTCTTTGAAAATGACGCTCCAGCCAGGCTTGACAAGGTACTTGATCTCCTCGAGAAGGTGAGCGCCGTTATTGAAGGTTCCAAAGCCACCCCTAAAAGGGCGCGGCTGAGGAGGAGTTTTCCTTGCGCGTTTCGCCCAAATGATCTCATCCGATGGGTAGTTCTCGCTAACCGCATCAACGGTTCGGCGAACTTGCTCCCACAAAGCATTTTCTTTGTCTCGTTTAGCCAGTGCACATTCATCATCAATCTGAATGTATGCAGGTGAGTAGCCATTCGCCACTTCGGCTAGAACCTCCACAGCATCCAGTACATTCTTAAGCTGATCGGCCACTTCTGGGAACTCTAGCGGCTGCGGCACTACGTAGGAATCGTCACTATACTTGTTTACACGTCCGAAGTACTGCTTATTCGTAGTGAGCTCATAGAACGCATCCATCTCTCGCCTGCACGTATCGTGCGCGCTGTTTAGACGCGCACGTTGCTCGCCTGCAATGACTGGACGCTCGGGACCCTCCTCACGGGTTCGCAAAACTCTGCCCTGAGATACGTCAGGGAAGTAGGCAAAAGGCAGTGCTTCATCCGTCGTCGAGTGGAACATTGTTCTTTCGTCCCACACTTGCAGATAGCCTTCCGCCTCGCCCAAAAACTCTTGAATGCGCCTAGGCAGCTTGTTGTATTTGTCGAATTGCTGCTTGATGTGGGTATCGTTTCTCAATGCCTGTTTTACGTGGAACCAATATGGGCTCTCTGCTACTTCGTTCTGCCAAAATGGCGGAGTTGCAGCTCCCGCTGTGGACTTTACGTGTTCAATTGCTTCACCCCAGCGCTTGTTCTGCGCAGTTCTCACGTACATTTGTGCGCAGCTTTTAAGAAAACCCCAAATGTCACTTAAATCTGCGGCCAGGTAGCAAGGCTCTCCATTCTCATCCCAGAGTCCTGTCCCCTTGTCGAAGTCGGTTTCCTCTTTCCAACTCAACGCATCGAAGTTGTAGTAGGGTCTGAACGTGGAGAGCTTATCCCAAAGTCTGCCAGTTTCGTCAAGTGACAGGGGTGATGTGACAATTTCTGTGAGTTTACGTTCTCTCGCGTCGTCCCACTCGAGAATTGTTTGTGCGGCTTTCCTTACCCATGAGTTGTAGCTGTCTGGGTTGTTGGCGATGTCTTGGATCTTTGCCCGCGTTGGATCCGGCTCCTTTTCTGCACGCTTCATGATTTCTTCTACCACGAAGCTATGCGCTTTCGCGTGCGCGGCCTTTGAGAGGGGAGATGTATCAGGTTCTCCCAGTTCCGTAAGTTCACTTACTACACTCTCACAAACTGAGCGAGGTCTAGCTTCTGACGAGTAGACGCATCGGCGGACGTTGTTATAACGCGCCGTTTTAGTCCATCCAGTTGATCCATTACTCGCATCAGCGTCTCGCGCGCTATATTCTTCGATGCTGAGCGGTGCTACAGCGCCTTGGTAATGCTGTTCGAGCATGGCGTTCACATACTCTAGCGTCAGCTCCTCGCTTGCAGGACTACCGTCGGCTGCGAAGGTGACCATGTCACCTTTCAGTCGCTTCCAGCGGAATAGAGCGGTTGCGTATTCGTCGCTCCAGCGCCCTGCAACGTCAGAATCTTCGGAGAAGGATCGCACATCTAGGTACTCGCCGACTTCTTCTGCTTCTTCGAGTTGTAGGATGTCGCAGGCAGTGTCGTAGTCGAGTGGGCGACTAGAAACGCGCTCGCCATCACCTACAGAAAGCCATGCTTCGCGCATGGTGGCTTCTGGCTTATCACCCTCCGCACGGCTAACAGATACCCTTGCAGCGAAGCCAACTGTTAAGTCGTTGCGTTGTGAGTCGTATGGACAGAAGAAGAGGAATGTATCCATGTCTCCCTCGTAGAACACGTCGTAATAGTAGGGCCTTCCGTATCGCGGCTTGAATGAGGGTGACGTGATGATTGCACGGATTTGGTCGTCTGTGATGCGTTGCGCTGCGTCGGGGCCGCGGAGGGAGTCGAGCAGGTTTTGCTCCACCATGGACGCAGTTTCGAGCGTCTGGACGAGGGTTGTGGGGTTGTACATGAGGGGTTTGTCCTTTCTGGTTACGCTTCCATGTCGGGGTTGAGGGTGAATCGTTGTCCGTGCAGCATGAGTGCGTACTGTGTGAGTGTTCGCGCGGGCGTTGTGGCGGGTAGTAGGAGCGGTGGTTTGGCGATGGCCGTTTCGACGCTGGTTTCGGGGATACCCAGCAGTGGGGCGTTGGTCCGGACCCAGGCGTGCCAGTGCGCCCACATGCGTTCGCATGACTGGGGTGATGGGGTGGTTTTCCCTTCCTCCCACAGTTCTGCGTCACGTGTGGAGCCCGCGCCCGTGATGTCTGCCCACACGGCCATGGGGGTAGCTGACGCTTCGCGTAGGGCTTTGATGACGGGACCGGGGAGGAGGCGCGCTTCGCGGACGGCTTGGAGGCACAGCTCATGTTCCTCGTGCGCAGCCTGGTGGGTGCGGGCAAAGCCGTCGAAGATGACGCTGAGGGCCGCGAGCTTGTCGCCTTCCCGTTGAGCGGCTTCACGCACCCCGTACATGGCTCTGCGCCCGTCCACGGCCTCGATGTAGGCCAGGCATGAGGTGGCCTCGTCCTGCCCGAAGACCCTGCACGCCTCCTGCACAGCTTCCTCACTGTCGGCGACGGTGATGAGGTGGATGCTCTCACGAGACGGCTTGCAAGGGAGCATCAGGAGGACTGATGGGCGCACGAGGCGCTTCTGAGCGGCCACCTCCAGATACTTTTCGGCGGCAACGACTTCGGGAGTTCTCTCGAAGCGTGGGGACTGTGCCCACTCCTCAAGGGTGTCGATGCAGTGGCGCGCGTGATCGTCGCAGGGGATGAAGTCTCGGAACCAGTACTCCAGGATCTCCCGCACGTCTCCTTCGCCGCTCACTTTGATGTGGTCTCCTGTGCCACGGTCCCACAGTTCGACGCAGAAACTCCCGTTCGTCGCCTCCATGTCAGCCCTCCAGGCCGAGAGTAGGAACGCTGATGACCTTCTGCGTGAGAACGTGGAACCCCTTCGGTTGCTTGGGGAAGATCTTATAAACGATGACCTTATCCACCGTGTACGGCCCCTGTCCCATGACTTGCGTAATCAGCACGTCCAACGTGCAGCCGGTAGCGTCAAGGATGCTTCGAGCGAGCTGCGCGAGAGGACGCAGCATTTCCTTGGTCAGCATATCGCTGGCGCTCACAGTCGGACCCCAGTCATGTCTGCTGGAGATGGTTGTTGCTCCAGCAACTCCCTTACCACCATCCAGGATGGTCCTCTTGAGAGCATCCGCGAGGCAGATGTGCGCTTCATTCCGACGCAGCGGCTCAGGCACGTTAAGGGCATAGTCTGCGATCATCTCCCACGCAGCTCCCGTCCCTGGTTGTGGAACAGTAAGGCGTGCTTCTACTGCGATGTGGTACATGGTTAGTTCCTTCCTAGGGAGCGTTCAGTCCTCGAGGCCGAGGGTGGGGATCTTGTGTGTCGTGGTGGTGACACCGTGACTGCGTGGGGTCCACTTGGAGGGGTTGATCTGGTAGGTGACGACCTCCGTGTAGGTGTGGCTGTGCGTCTCGGGGGACATGAAGACAGTCACGCACACCCTGACGATACGGGCGAGCTTTGTGTCCACGAAGTGCTTCTTGAGGAGGTCGCTGATCACGTGCGCCTCTTCGATGCCGAAGGTGCCGTCTCGATGCGAGTACGTCTCGTTTGCTGTCACGCAGAACTTCTTGTCCAATGTTCCGTCGGAGGCGGTGTAGATGCGTTCACCGACGAGGATGATGGGGTAGCCGGGTCGCGCTTTTCGCGACTGGATGGCGACTGCGTAGCCTGCCTGCTTGACGGCTTCCGGGTTGGTGACTGCTCCGACGTGGGCTTCGACCTGTAGACGGATCATGAGCGTTTCCTTTCGTTAGCTGGTTCAGTGCTCACTAGATGAGTGTCGCGTGTGGGTTGTGGCGGTTACTTGTTGCGGCGTAGGACGAGGACGGTCTTCGTCGGCCATGGCAGGCGGTTGATGTCGTAGAGGCGCTGGAAGTGCTCGAGGTAGGTTTCGTCCCACTCGTCGTATCCTCTCTCCGGCTCGTACTCTCTCCACCATCTGATTGCCGTGGTGAGCATGGAGTACGCCTGACTGTAGGGCTCTGTGGACTCTCGGGGGAGACTGTCGAGGCCCCATACCGAGTGGAAGGCGATCTCGTAGAGACTGGTGGGGTCTGCTTCGATCTCGAGGGTGTCCCAGTTGACGGGATGGGTGCACCTTCCCTTGAAGTGGACGATCTTGTTGATCGCGAGTGCCCCAATCCAGGTAAGGACTTCACGCATCGCGTCTTCGGACACGACCTTGAGAGACTTGGGATCCTCGTTGTCGATCTGGTAGTTCGGGCCTGCCCAGTCGCGGACGATGAGCACGCCGCCGGGGGCTGCGAGGTCGCGGATGAACTCCAGATCTTCAAACCAGCTTTCGCCTGCCAGGATCTCGTGCATGACGCTGGACAGGAACACCACGTCGTAGCCGCCCGCGAGCTCCTGGAGGTCTTCCTTCGTGCGGAAGGCGGCTCCAGCGTCCCTCATGGCGGTCTCGACAGTGGCGCTGATGTCGTGGCACTCGTACACGCCGCCAGCGGCTTCGACGCGCTCGCGGATACCGCCATCGACGGGCGTACCGCACCCGTAGTCGAGGACGCGAGCGCCCGGCGTGACGTAGGGTTCCAGCGCCGCCCACTTCGCACCGAGCGACGCAGCCATACGACGCACGTACTCGGGGCTCGTGGAGTCCAGGTAGTTATCCATCGTTTTCTCCCTGGTCATGTGTGGGGCGCGTCAACCCTGTAGTTGATTGAGTGCGGCATAAGTGGTGTCGCAAACGGCGTCTGCAAGAGCGTGGATGCTTTGCCGGCGAGTATCAGATAGTTTCATCAATAACTCCTTTTGGAAGGAATTAAACTCCCTGATTAGGGAGTTCAGTTCTTCCGTCACATCCCATGCGGAGGGCAGGCGCGAGGTATTCACCTGGTAGGCGCCTGGCGTTCCTGCGCGAGGGTGTAGATGTTTGCCGAAGTACTGCGTGAGCATACGACTAGCTACATCCACAGAGAAGGGTTGCATGGTGCGGTTCAGCGCATGTTGAGCTTCTGTCATGCTGGCGTGCGCCGATGGCCAATAGGGGCCCTTCCGGTCTCCAAAAAGCCACCGGCCAGAGTCCCCGCGCAGGTTAACGAAGATTCGGAGATTCCCCTTTTGGTGCAGCTTTAGGAGGGTTTCTCCAGTTTCGTTTGGACGGTGAAGGATGCGCTGTAGCTCGGCGATGAGCGCAAGAGCTACACCCCGCTCTTGAGCTTCCCGTGCAAGACGAACTGCATTCTGTAGGTGCTTCTCATAGTTGTCACCTGCTCGGAAGTGTTCGCGCGATAGATCTGTGAGCTTCTTCTGATGCTCCGAGCCGACAAGCAGGAGAGATGTCGCTACGATCCGCCCATTCGGATATTCAAAGAATCTTGCAAGACTCTGACGCTCTTCGCAAACATCGAGAGAGAATTGAATATAGTTACGAACTACTTCCTCCATGGAGGAGTAGACTTCAACGCCGTTAGTGATGGACTGGTCAGCGTACCCACCTTCGAGTTGCCCATGGCGACGGAGGACTCTCAGGTATTCTTTTTTGCGAAACTCTTTCTCGTGGTAAAGCGGGTAAAACTCGCCAGGTTCTCTGGCGCTAAAAAAGTATTCTGCTGCACTGTAGCGCCAATAGCGCATACGCTCCTCGTTCTTGTACGTGGGGTCGGAGCGGAACTTCTCCTCATATGCGCTTGCAAGGTTGCGTGCAATGTATCCGAGCTTGCAGATAGCGGCGGGCGTGTTGTTGATATAGACCTCTTGCTGCTGCTTCTTGTACTGTTCGAGCAGGTCGTCAATTTGCGACATTAGCTTCTCCTATTACTGGTGTTCGTTGAGTAGTGCTTGGGCGTGGGCCATGATGCGCACGAGCGAGTCGATGCGGGCTTCTGGTGTGGCGGTGGGGGTGCGCCAGGTGTTCCAGTCGTCGGCGCTGCCGTTGTCGGCGTTGTATGCGTTGAGGGCTCGCGTGAGCGCCTGGTAGTGGTTCTCTCCTGCGAGCGTCGTGGTTTCGGCGCGTAGGACGGTCGCTGCGGCTCCCAGGAGGATGATGAGGTCTGCGGGGGAGCGCAGTGGGTCGCCTTCGAGTTCCGCATCCGCGTACACGCTGAGGAGCTGGCGTTCTGCGTTGATGGCTGCGGGGGTGAGGGGTGCTCGGTCGTAGCGCCAGGCGATCTCCTGGTCGAGGAGCCCGGATCCGATGATGACGGTGTACGTTGGGGCTTCTGCGGCGGCGGCGGTGTCAGTTGTTGTCGGCATGGTGCGCATCCTCCTTGATGTAGTCCTGGGCGACGATGGTGCCAACGAGGGCGATGATGGCGACCACGAGGGCGATGCCAAGGCCGGAGTCCCATGCGCCGCCGTCGCCGGTGGCGGTTGTCCAGATGAGGACGTACAGGGTGACGGTGAGGCTGACGAGAGCGCCCGTGATGAAGGCGTAGGTCTGCGGCTTCATTGGTGGAGTTCCTTCTCTGTTTGTTTTCTGGGTCGATTGGTAGTTTAGTCGGTTTTATTGCGTTCGCAAGCGTGTTAATCTCATTAAGCGGTTAAGTAGATCACACAAGGGGGTGGGGAGGAAGATGCAAAAACAGGACCGGCCCAAACCCACACGGAGAGGTTCAGGCCGGTCCATAACCCAGAAAGCGGAAGGAACCCGAAGGCCACCGCCAGACCGATCATACAGGCAAAACGCCCAGACAGTCCACTCGGACCCCACTTCTACTGGGATCACTTAGGTCTATCGGACTCCACCCTCGTAGACGTAGGCCCTGTCGTTACCGAACCAGATGCTCTGGTCAATGTAGCTGGGCCTGCGCATCAGTTTCTTATCGCTCGCGTAGGTTCCTCTGACGGGGAGTGTATGCCAGATCCCGTCGGCACCTCGGAACGTGTCAGTTTCGAGTTCCTGAGCCCAGATCGTCTTGGCTGTTGCTCGGACGACTTCGTAGTACTTGTATCCCGCGCGGAGGATGGTTCCTGTAGGTAGGAGCTGGGGGGTAGGGGTAACGGTAGCCATTAGTGGTGTCCTTTCGTTGGCTGTTAGCTATTGTATCGGGGATCGCGAGGTCTACCAGGCAAAACCCGTGTAAACGTGGCAAAAGTGAATACCGATCTTGACGAACCTGTCGGTGGGCTTGCAGCGGCGCATCCACTTCTGGTCGTTCTCATAGGCTCCTCGGATGGGAACAGTGGCCCAAGAGCCACTAGGAGTTCTTCCTGTTTTTGTTCGGAGTACCTGGACCCAGATCGTCTGGGCCGTCGCTCGGACAACCTCGTAGTACAGACTCTCGTGCGCTTGGAGGATGGTGCCGACGGGCATGACTGGGGTGGTAGCCATTGGGGGTTTTTCTTTCGTTGGTCTTGGGTGTTAGCTGTCGTATCTGGGGTCGTGGACTTCGCCATGGTATCGGTGTACTTGGTGGCCTCTGACGTAGAGACCGCCATCTTTGTGGAGGCGGCAGGGGATGATGGTGTCGTTAACGAAGCCTCCCTGAACGGGGATGCGAGCGAAGTCAAAGGTGCGCAGGACAAACGCTTCGACAGTTGTCACTTGGCGTAGCCAGACTGTTTTCGGCGCACTGCGCACAACTTCGTAGTAGTAGATGCCTTCACGCGGATCATAGACGCGGACGATGGTTTCAACCGGCATGAGCGGGGTGGGCTTCTTGGATGTCATCGTGGTTCCTATTCGGGCTTGTACGCGATGTCCCTGTATGGGCGGAGTGAGACGTTCACGTCGGGGCGGATGAGGCCTGTGTTGTCGATGCGGCGCATGATGACATCACCGATCACGGTTGATCGGCTGATCGTCGGCGTCGCGGTCCTCGAGTGAGTGACCTCGAGCTCTTGGAGCCAGAGGGTCTTCTCGGTGCGCTTCACGACCTTCCAAGCGCGCTCGTGTGCTCGGGACCAGTAGATCGTCCCCACTAGCGGGAGAGTGAAGCGGTCTCGCATGTGCGACATGTTGCCTTCTCCTTCGACTAGCTTGCTGGCGTGTAGATGTCGCGGCACAGATCTACGTACACGCCCTCGCGGACGTGCAGGCGCGCATTTTGGAGGACTCGGCACTGACGTAGGGGGAAGCCTGAGTGAGCCATGCCAGGTATCGGCTTTCCTTCGGTATCGGTAACGAGGCGGCGTAGCCACACGGTTTTTTCGGTGCGGCGCTCAACCTGCCAATACTCGTTATCGAGGAGGCCAGCGCGCCAGCCATGGCGGCGTACTTGGTAAATGGTTCCGACTGGCGGTGCAACATGCCCGTGTTTGGTCATGGTTCTGTTCCTTTCTTCCGTGGGTAATCGGATGCTATCCGTGTTCTCTGCGCTTGGATGTAGGCGCGCCGACATGGCGGACGGTTACCGCTTCATGCAACGTTCGTTTGATGGTGGTATTCAATAGTTGCGACCGTCCGCGTGTGCTCGTCGTGCTCGATCACGATTCGCGTGGGGAGGGGTGTGTCGCGAAGGTGGCGGCGCTTTTCTCCTGGTAGCGGGTTTTTAACGAGATACCGCACCTGTGCAGGCTCGAGGATGCGTCGGGTCTTCTGATGTTGCCTGCGCGACCAGTTGCCGGACTCGGTACGGTGTTCGATCCAGCTTGTGTACGTTGCGCCGATGACGGTGCTGAGGGCTTCGTCAATGCTCATCATGTGCGGCTTTTTCCTTTCATGCGGCGTTCGATCTCCTGGAAGATCTGGGCTGTCCCTCTGGGGGCGCGCTGGTAGGTCTCATCGATGTGGATGTTGGTGCCGTCGGCGCGTTTGCGTAGGCCGCTCTGCGTGTAGATCCAGGATCCGCGAATGAGCGCGTACTCGGTGACGGTTCTGTGGGTGCGCTTGTCGATCCAGTGCGTGTAGGTGACGCGGGCCTTGCGTGGGGCGGCGGTTTTCGCTGCCTGGGCTTTCTGCTGGCGTTGCAGCCAGTGCAGGTAGAGGTCATGCACATCCTCGGGTGTGTCACTGTCTGAGCCGAGTCTTGGTCGGAAGAACTCGGTCCTGTTGTAGTGCTTCGACGTGTGGTGCCACTCCTCGACCTCAAGGAAGTACTCTCGTAGGAACTCGAGCGGGTAGTCGTCGAGCTGTAGGTACGCTCGAGCATCGGCGGGGAGAGCGTTCAGGATGTCGGATTTGTTCCACTTAGAGCGTGGGCGCAGACCGCGGTCGTATGCGTCGATAGCATTGTTGCTCATCGACCAATCGTCAGCGTAACCGGCCATGATTCACCACGCTCCCATGCTGTAGCCCATGGAGTCGAACGACGCGGGCGGGACGGGGAGGCCATCGATGCAGGCCTGGCACATGAGCTGCCCACCTCGTTCGCGGACGATCTTGTATGCGTTCACGGCTGTCGTCCTGAACGTGTGGGCGTTGATGCACCACCAGGTGTAGGTCTTGGTGGGGTCGCACTCGAGGATGGGTTTGTCCTCGCGCCAGTATGGCAGGAGCGCGCTTGCGTCCACGTAGGGGATCTCGGTGTTGTCGGCGTTGTTGCTCATAGTGGGAACCTGTTTCCGTACTGGCCGTTAACGGCCCGGTCGAGGCCGTAGTCGAGGATGCGTTCTGCGCGGTGCGTGGGGCGACCGTATTCACCCACGTATGTGGGGCAGGCTCCGCTGCCTTTGGGGCCGACCGTGAGGAGGACGCTCGAGCGCGCCTTGCTGGGCAGGTAGAGGCCTGTGGGGTTGGTGCGGGGGCGGGGGCGTTTCCCAGAGGGGCTGAGCCAGGCTGACGTGTCGTCGTAGCCGACCTGGAGCTTGTGGTAGTCGCGGATCTGGGAGACGAGGAGGGCCAGGAGAGACACATCCTCCGTGAGGAGCGTGCGCAGATGTGAGACGGGTAGCGCGTTATGGGAGACGAGGATCGCGCTGTTTGCCTGAGCGTCAAGGCCACCCGCCCACCGGAACGGCTCATACTCCGCCTGGTAGTTGCTGATGACGTGAACGCTCTTGACGACCTTGGGGGTGTCGGGCGCGTGGACGATGGAGCCGTCGAGGTCAACCATGAGTGCGTCAGGGTTTCCCTTTTCGATGAGGAACACCGAGTCTGGGTAGGTGAAGTCCATGCGGTACTCGTACTGCTTGCCGTGCTTGATGTACCTGGAGAGGAGGCCGGCGAGGCCGAGCTTGCGTGGGGTGCCAATCTGGAAGAGGTCCGTCCACGTCAGGATGAACGTGTGGGATGAGTCTAGGATGCGGACGACGGTTTCAGGTTGCCCGTCGTGGCCATCCCACCGGATGCCCGCACGCTGGGGGTGATGGCTGTAGCCGCGTTGCAATTTACCGTTGAGGAGGTCTTCAAGGGGGAGGTGACTGTGGGGGATACGATTGCGGTACATGGTTGGGCCTTTCAGGCGTAGTGGGAGATGCCGACGGCTCCGATCTGGATGCCGTTGCGGTCGCGGATTGGTTCGCCGGGGACTCGGATGTCTGGGCGGTGGTAGATCTTGAGGGCTTCGGCGGCGACGCGGGACACGATGATGAACATGCCGTGGATCGGATCGGGCAAGCCGATGCACTGGTCCGGGTGGTTGATGTTCAGCGTCTCGGGGATGCCGGGGAATGTTTCGGGGAGTGGCTAGTATTCGTCGGGGACTCGGACGACGGTACCTGATAGTGGGATGACGCACAGGATTGTCTGCTTGTCGTACCCGTACATGGTGAGCGCGTGCGGAGTGCCGTTGACGTAGACGACCCCGTTTTCGGCGATGACACCTACGAGGGGGCCGACGCTCGTGTTGATTGTGACGTTGCGCAGCATGTGGGCGCTTCCTTTCTGGCTGGCTTACTTGTTGAGCGTCGTAAACCAGGTGGTTTGGCCGTTTAGGAGCGGCTTCGCTCGTGTCGCGTCGAGGATGACTACGGGCGGGGGCGTGTGGTTGGGGCCGGGGCTGCTGGCGGTCGCTGCCGCCCACGCTGCTTGGTAGTTGTCGTCAGGCTGGGTGGGGGTGCGGTATCCGGCGACGTAGAGGGTCGGGGTTGCGCCGAGGGTGGCGAGGTCGAACATGGACGCGACGGGAGTGGCGGGGGTCTGGTTCCATGGGTAGACGAGAGCAGCGATGTCCCACCCGTCGGGGAGGTTGCGGACCTGGAGGTGGTTGTCTGCGTCGAGTCTGCGGAACATGGCCTCCCACGTGGCCATGGAGGCGTTGGCGGTGACCATGTTCGTCACGTTGTCCGCGTCGGGGGTTCCGGCGCGCATGTGGGCGACGTAGAGGACGGGTGTCGCGCCGTCGGAGAGGAACACGTACCCGTCGAGGCTGGCGGGGCAGTCGGTGGGTGTGCCGGCGAGTGTGGGCGCATAGGCGACGGGGTAGATGCCGGTTTTAAGGTACTGGTAGCGGCTGGTGAGCGCGTCTTGGACCTGTGCGCGTTGGGAGAGGCAGGTGTCATGGTAGGTGACGTTGCCGGTGTCCCAGGCTGCGCCGTCAGGGAGGGACGGGAACAGCGTCCAGTCGGTTGTGTCGCCGTTGGCTGGCTTATCGGTGCGGGTCTTGTCGAGGCCTCGTTCTGACCGGCGGGTGATGTCTTCGACGCGGGATTGGGCTTCCTGGTATGCGTCACGCTCAGGGTTGAACGCTCCGCCCAGGTGCATCACGATAGCGGCGATGACGAGGACGAGGAGGATGAGAGCTGCGGGGATCGTGAATACGGCTGCTGTGCGGGCTTTCTCCTGGCCTTCTTCGCTCTCGTAGTCCCATGAGTCGATGGCGGCTTCTGCGCGCTTGTAGGGGCTGCGGGGGAGTCTCATTGCACGCCTCCTACCGTCTCGTACTGAGCGTCGTACTCGTCCATGGTCATGACTTCCCAGTCGCCCCACCCGTGGGGGCCTTCGACGATCACGGTGCCGGGGCGTGCGACGAGGCCCGTGTTGTGTCCGAGGGATAGGTAGTAGCCATGCTGGTCGCGGTTCAGGGTGAACGACTGGTAGTACTTCTCTGCAAGTTCTTCGATGGACGCTTCGGTGACGAAGAAGGCCGTGTAGTCGGCATCTTCACGTCGAACTGCGTTCACGACATGGACCGCAGACTTGGCAGCTTGCGGGTTAGCGATGGCGAGGAGCACGTCGGCGTGGCATGGCTTGTTGCTTGGGCACCAGCACATGAGGTCGTGTCCGACGAGGTTCTTGCGGGCCTGGCGTGCGACTGCCTGCCCGTCTGGGGTGGAGCGCAGCCATTTGGTGAACAGGGCGACTGCCTCCTCGTGGGTGGCGACGATCCCCGGCTGTGGCGCTGCTGCGGGGTCTACCTTCCACGGGTTGCCGTAGATGCTTCCCCTGCCGACGTAGACGGCCCCGGCGGGGGCTTTCCATCCGCGAGTGCGTTGGCGTTGGATGCGCTTAGGGCTCATAGTGTGTCTCTTTCTGTCGGGGCGTTGACGGCTCCCAGGTAGCGGGTGATGAGGCCTCGGTGTTGGGGGTGTCGGGTGATGAACTCCCAGAGGTTGCTCGCTGCTGCCGGGTGGGTGGAGGCGTTCTCGATCATGACGGTCAGGTTCACGCCTTCGCGTTCGTACCGCTCGGTGAGGGCCTGTATCTCGCGGGCGAGTTCCGCGTCCTCGTCATAGATCCCGAAGTGTCGATCAGGCTTGTATGCCTCGGGAGCGCAGTTGGTGAGCTCGTGTTCTGTGAGTCCGTATGCGGTAACGGCGAGGGGACTACCGTCGCTGGCGTGATCGGTCAGGAGGGGGATGTCGCGCTGCCATACGCTGCGCTGCCTATGTCCAGCGTTGACTGCGACGGTACGCGAGTAGGCTGCGGCGTTGAGCTTCACTGCCTTGTCGGGGTTGGCGAGGAAGCTGGTGATGATCTCGACGGTTGGAACGTCAACATGCTTGGCGATGGTGTCGATGTCAGCGAAGATACCCCAGACCTGGTGATGGCTGGGGCGACGCACGCGGGGGAAGTACTTCACGCTGCCTTCTTTGCGACTTGCTTAAGGCGTTGTTCGCGCAGGAAGTCCTTGAGCTTGGCCAAGTCGTAGTACGTGGCGGTCTCTGTCTGCTTCATGAGCACTCTCCCATCTTCTTCGTAGTGGCCTCTACCGCAACGACTGTGGGGCGCGCGCACGCAGCAAGGATGAATAGGTTCACGCCGGGAACAACCACTAGGAGCGATAGCGCCCAGTGGTAGCCCACGTCAACGAGCCTGCGGCTTGTGGCGGCGAGAAACGGGAACGTCTGGACGATGAGCCAGACCGAGAACCCAAGAATGATGGGGATCGCTCGAGCGATGGCCTCGTGGCGGTTATGGAAGAAGTCGCCGCGGGTGGTAGCGACGTAGATGAGGCCGGTTGTCCACCACCACCACACGATCAGGGTTGTAGCGGCGTAGAAGCCTGCGGTGGGCCAGTAGTCGCGTCGGCTCATGGGCGTAGCAAAATCAAGAGCTTGCGTGTAGAAGTTCTTGACGATGGAGCCCGCTCGTCTGAGGGCGGGTGGGATAGGGATGTCGGTGACCTGAACGTCCGGGTCTAGGTCTGGGTACTTTGTCATGGGTGTTGTCTTTCTGTGCTGTCTGGCTGGTCGGGTTCGTCAGGCATGATGCTGACGTACTCTTCGGCTTCTCGCGGGGCGTTGAGGAGGGCCTTGGCTTTCGGGTTAGCTCTGATTGCTACTTCGACGACGGGCTGGGGAAGACGGTCGATGCCTTGCCACATGAGAGGACGGATCAGGTTCCGGTACTTCTCAGGCTGATGACCTTCCCAGAGGATGCGCGCGATGATGGGGGAACGTACCTGGAAGATGATTGGGTACTGGACTTTCTTCGCGAGCGCTGGGAGTGCGAGGGTCAGTTTCGCGAGGAGTTCCCCGGTGCGGCTGACGTTCTCCGCGCTAGAGGGGCGGTATGCGCGCCACCAGACGGGTTCCTTAACGCCCTTGATGAACAAGGCGACGCACGTGTGCCCGGCGGCGTTCGTGTAGACGCTGATGAGGTTGCGGGGGGTCTTGCGGGGTGTGGTCACTTCTTCTCCAGTTGCTTCCAGGTTGTTGTGAGGTCTTCCTCGAACTCGAGGAGGGTTTCGTACACGCGCCCAGCGTGTAGGGATACCGTGTCGTTGGGGATCGCGAGGCGGGCCTGCACGTAGGGCACGCCACCGTCCTTGATGGGCTTGTAGGCTCGCTCGAGCGGCGCATCGTCGGTGTATAGAGCGTCAGCTTCATCTTGGCCCACGTGGGAGAGATGTGGGAGGGCGACGAACTCAGCCGGTGTCAGGTCGGCGGTTGCGACTGCTTCGCTGATGTCGTCCGTGAGCGCGGGGTCCGCGCCTTCGTAGAGAGGTTCCCCTGGCTGCACGGTGAGGATCGAGAGCGGGTTGCGAGTGCCTGTCTGTTCGACGTACTTGTGCACATCGTCAGGGCTGACGGTCGCCACTCCGATCCCCTGAATGGCGTGGTAGGCGTAGTCCTCGATCTTTGCGGGGCAGCGCGGGTTTACGCAGGTGATCGCTGCGAGGTCGATAGAGGAGGCGAGGGGCCACTCGCATCGTGGACACTGCGAGGGGAGGGCTGACGCGAGCTTGGGGGCGACGCTGCGTAGGCGTTTGGCGACCTCGGTGATGAGGGGCACCGGCTCACTCCTTCCTGTGAGTCGTTTCGTTACCCTCATAGTTTATCGCATTTTGGGGCAAAACCACGGGAAATAGCCCATTGTGAGCATGTTTCGGGGCATGGGAAACCCCCTGCCGTTCCCAGAGCGAGATTTGGCAGGGGGTGGCGGGGTCAGAGCCAGGACGTTGGCAGGCCTCGCCTGGCGAGTTCATACTTGATGCGGTCGGCGACTTCACGCGCAAGAATGAGGCGCGGATTGTCGGCTCCGTAGCGTTCTTCGATGTCCTTGAGGCGGTCCTCCATGCGCATGGGCGCGCCGGTTGGGGAGGTCGTCATGTCGGCGGCGTTGATAATCAGGAGCTCATCATCCATGTAGCCGACGGTCGGGTCTCCGTGATCGTAGACAGCATCTATTTCAACACCCAGGCTGATGAGGACGCTGCCGCCCGCGTGAGCATGGTCGTCAGGGTCGAAGGCGTATCCAACATCGTGCAGGAGTCCCAGGACGTAGAGCTGGCGGGCCTTGTTTTCGGTCTTCCCGAAGACGGTCTTAGCGATCTCGTAGGCGCGGTTCGCTGTGGCGTTCATATGAGCGAGGCGACTGGGAGTAAGGGGAGTGAGGGTGGTGGTCATGCGCGGGTTCCTTTCGGGTTGATGTGGGCGCGGATGTGGTCGAGACTGACGGGCTGGTAGTCCCATGCGTCTACTCCGACGTTGATATTGAAGCATCCCCATTCGGGGCGGGTGGGCGTGCGGTCATGGGTGTGTCCGTAGAGGAGGACATGGGTCTCGTCGCGGGTGAGCGAGTTACCGTAGAGGACTTTCGCGTCGAAAGCGTTGGACGAACACCCGGCGGGAACACCTGTGCGGGCAACCAGGTTGGCAACCTGTCTGGACGGATAATGCGACAGAACGAGCGTCGGCATGTCGGCGACCTGGAGGACCATCGAGTCGGTGATCGTCGAGAACACTTCCGCGAGACGCAGCGTCGCCCACCTGGCCTTCGGGTCATGGTTGCCGCGGACAAGGTGCATGTGCCGGTAGCCGACACGCCTAGAGACCGGCTCTAGGAGTGTGACGGCATGGTCAATATCGCGTTTCCTGCCGAGCGAGAGATCTCCGAGAACGTAGAGACTATCCCCGGATTGGAGGCAGCGTAGGAGGTTGCTGACGATAGCCTGGTCGTGCTGTTCGACGCTGCGCGCGCCACGATGCACAAGGGCGACGCTCTCGTGGCCGAGGTGTAGGTCGCTGGTAAACCAGTGCGTCATGGGCGAGCGCCTTTCGTGCTTTCGTATGCGGCGATGATACTGTCGCGTAGGGCGGCGTAGAAGTCTCGGTTAATGGGGTGGTAGACCTCGTAGCGTCGCCCCTTGGATGGGTTGTACTGTGAGGGCATTCGGAGGCTGTAGGTCGCGTCTGGTTCTCTGATGAGGCGCATGTCTGTGATGACGAGGAAGTCGCCGATGTAGGCGGCTGCTTCGCAGAGGAACCCGCGTGTTGTTTCGTCGGGGATGTGGGTGATCTTCACGCGCGTGATTTCGGGTTTCATAGGTAGAGCCGTCCTTGTCTGCTGACGATGTTGCCGACGCGGATCTGCTTTTCGACGGCGGCGCGTGGGAAGTATCGGATGGTGTCCTCAAAGGTTGCGCCGGGGTGGGCGCGCAGGAACTCGCTGATGGTGGCGGGCGCTTCGTACACGGAGTCCGTGACGGCCCCTGTAGGCGCGTGTGCGGCACGAACAGGCTTCGACGCTACCGTTGGGCCTTTGGTGCGCTCTGCGGCGTTCTGTGGGGCTTGCTGAGTGCGACGACGACGATCACTGCCGTCGTCACGGCGATGGCTCGCGCTGCTCGTCGCTTTGGTCTGGGTGACGCGACTACGGGTAGCCTTCCGGTCGGGAGCACTTGGCGCTGGCCGTTGACGGTCAGGATCAACACTCATGGCCTCCAGTTCAGAGTCAGGGAAGCTGCTGACGAGAGCCGTGAGGGCGTCGCCAGTCAGGGGCGCTTCGCCCTGGATCTTCCGTAGTGGCTCGATGTACTCCGAGCGGGTGGCCGGAGTGATGGGGCGGGGGTGGGAGAGGAACGCGAAGCCTTGCTCTCGTTCTGTCTGCTCGAACTCGTCGAACATCTCTCGCATGAGGGCTTCATAGTCGCCGGTGCCGATCACCCTGTTCTGGTGGTAGGTGGTTTGGGCGGCTTGGAGCTGCTGCGCGACTTCGGGGTCAATGTCCAGGATCATGATTCGCCTCTCCTAGAAGGTGTCCCAGAATGACTCACGGTCAAGATCGGCGCTTTCCTCGGGAGTCAGTGCGGGAGGTTCTTCTTCCACGATCGTCCACGCGCCGTCAGCTTGCTCGTCGCGCGCATCTAGCGTGTCTGGTTCTTGCGTATCGGGGTCTTCGACGACAGCAGGCTTTTCCAGGACAGTGTCCACGACGTCCGCAGTCTCTTCTGGAGCCTTGTCTCTGAACGCGCCACGGGTTGAAGGACCTTCCTCCTCACGGGTTTCGTCCATCGTGTTCCTATCCTTGACGCGCGAGAACAGTGCTGCTGAGCTTCTACGGCGCTTCCCCCCGGTCTTACGAGGTGCCGGCGCAGGTTCCGGTACCGACGTGGGTTCCGGTGCCGGCGCGGGTGCTGGTGCGGGTTCTTCTGGACGTCCGAACGGGGCTGCGTGACGCTGCCAGCGATCGACGGATAGCGGGGCCGCAGGCGCGGCTGGCTCTTCGGCGGGACGCGCGGGGTCGAGCTTGTCCCAGTAGTGGCCGATGTAGGACTCGAGGCGTTCCATGCCCTTCGTGTCGGGGGCGAGGACTGCTGCTCGCAGGTACGTTGGTGCGCCGTCGTTGATGTCGGCGATACGTACTGCCACGTCGCCGGCGTTGGAGAGCTTGTAGGGGAACTCGCTGGCTGAGTTCAGGCCGAGGTTTTCGGCGGCGCTCGCGTCGCTGGCTGACTTCGCAGTGATGCGCACGGAGATCAGCTCGGACACGCTCTTGGGGATCACGTCGTTCTTCACGCGGTGGGGGATGAAGATGGCGCGCATACCCAGGGCCGGGAACTCGGACACGAACCGCTCGATGAGCTCACGGTATTCGCGAGCGTCTTCCTTGCCCATGGCGTTGGCGAGGGACATCATCTCGTCGAGGACGACGTACAGGAACGGGAAGGTGACTTCGGGGTGGTCGCGTCGGAACTCGAGGACGTTGACGTAGCCGTACTGCTGCATGATGTTCTTGCGGCGTGGGGCTTCGGTGTTGACGAGGTAGCGGAGCATGTCGATCACCGAGTCCACGGTGTACTCCTTGCGGCGCACGTGTGGCAGGTTGTAGTTGGCATACTCGCTGATCTGGTTCTTTGGGTCGCCGATGTAGAGGTGTAGGTCGTTGGGGCTCATGTAGGCGCACATCTGGTTGAGGATGAGCTTGACGATCCAGGACTTGCCGCTTCGTGGCTCGCCGGAGACGACGATGGCGGGGGCTTTGAGGAGGTCCACGGCCTTGACGCTGCCGTCGCCGGTGGTGCCGATGACGACGGGCATCTCAGTCTTGGGGTCGCGCACGAACTTCTGCACGTCGGGGGACGCGGCGTACATGTCAGCGAGGGAGATCATGTCGATCTTGGCTCCCTTGTAGACGCTGATGAACGCGCGAGACCCGGACTCGGCACTGGTGGCGTAGGCGTTGGGGTATTCGAGGTTGCCGCTGTCGTCGTACTTGTAGATGTTGACGACTTCATCGGCAATCGCCTGAGTCTTCATGCGTGGGGTGCGGCTGATCGTCAGCTTGAACATGAAGGGGTTCTCGGAGGCATCCTTGAGGTCGGGGAGGAGATCTTCGCGCGTGCCTACCTGCTTGGCTGCGTCGCGGATCAGTTCAGCCCAGATCGCCCACTCGGCGCTGCCTTTACGGAGGTTGCGCATGTCTGCGAACTTGGGGCTGATCGACGGCAGGCCCTTCGTCAGGGTCTCGTAGATGAACTGGCGAGTCTGAGTGCCCTTCTGCATGTTCAGGTTCTCGAGGTCGGACTCGAGGGAGTCGTAGTCCACGTCCTCGGCGGGTTCCTCGTCGGGGATGAGGTCGTTCCAGTCCCAGCTGTCCGATTCCTGCTCAGGTTCGGGGGCGGGGGCGCTCGCGGGTTCTGGCTCGTCGAACACGGGGAGGGGCTGCGGCTC